AACAATCCCATTCAGTATGCAGCATACTATGATGGAAGTATGCATCATGACGAGAATTTACAAATGAAACTTTCTTCTCAGGCAGGACAGACAGCAATCATTAGAGCACTAAGAGAACTTGAAGGTAGAGATAGTTTTAAAGGAACTGAGATGTACAAACACATGGGTGAAGGTGACGTCAAGTTCTCTAGAAGAGGAAACTTCTATCATTATTCAGAACAACGAGGAAAGAATGATCCTCCCCCAACATCTATTCCAAGGCATTATCTAAGGTTCATTCAAAATCAACAGGCAAGTCCCGATCAACAAGAAAAAACTGGTCCCACTTCAATAATGGGAAAGTTTGGCAATGCTCTCTCTGGTCTTACTGGATTTCTTAGTGATGTATTCTTAGGAGGTCCTGCACAAGCAGCACCAAATCCTCCAAGAAAGTTGGAGAGAGAATCAAATAATGGAGCAAGAGGAGTTTCAATTGCTGATGGTGATATGGGAGAGAAAGTATTCCCACTTCCCAAAGGTAGATTCCAAGCAACAGCAAGACAGGTATTTGGTGCAGGAAGAGGAGGAAGAAGTCACGCAGGTGTAGACTTAACTGAAGCACCACCTTGGGGATCAGATCCAAAGATTCCTGTTGTTGCTGCTATTGCAGGATCAGTTTTAAGCGAAAGATATAAGGCAGGTCAGACATACTATTCAGGTATGATGGTTCGAGGTCAAGATGGTCATGACCAACGATACTTGCACATGGAACCTAGTGTCAAACCTGGGCAAGAAGTGAATGCAGGTGATCAGATCGGTAGACTTTATGACGATGGTGATAACAGTCACCTACACTTTGAGGTATACAAGAATGGTAAAGGTGGACCTTTAAATCCATCTTTGATCTATCCTAATATGTTTAAGGCAGGAAATAAAGGTGGACTGCAGATGACAAATCCTACTGCATTCACTTCTTCCAGTTTAACAACTCCTGGTCAGAACAAACCTTCTCAATCTGACATTCAGTCGATGGGTGATCCAAGAGAGAGTGATACAACCTTCTCTGGTATGGATGGTATTCCTAGTCAGTTCTCTGCTGCTAAAAAACAAAGAGAAGCATTAATCAATGCAACTCAAGAAAGAGATAATGCACGAGAGAATTTTAAAACAGGCGTAGCAAATGCTGTGATGACTGCACAAGCACGAGTAAATGAGTCTAACCAACAGAGTGCTAGTGCCATTCAACAAGCAAACTCAGGTTTAAAAAGTGCAGGATCAGGTGGAGAAAGAAAACCCAGAGTGAGTGGTGGTCTTCCTGGGATTGGTAGTGTAAACATCAATGGTGTGATGAAAACTACAGCATATGCGTTGAACTCCAACAAGAATTTTATGCGAGGTATTCTTAGATGAGCATAGCAAGGTCGGTTGCAGGTGATTGCAGTGTATCTGTTTTTCTTATAAGAGACGGACAACAACTCAAAGCAAAAGATGGAGGAGAAAACTTAGTAGGTTTCCTGAGAGGTTGGGAACTCTATGAGAGTATTGAGTCGGGAACTATCGAAGGTACGTTTATCTTTGAAGACTCTGCAGGTATCTCTAACATTTTCAGTGGATCTGAACTCATTAAGTTTCAAGTCAGAGGAACTATTGCTACTAGGACATATTATCTAAGGACATACAATATTAGTAACAGATCAAGAACTGGACAAACTACGGATGTTTTTATCATTCAAGCATGTTCTGATGAGTACGTTAAGAACGAAGTATCAAATATTTTTGGTAACTCAGAAAAAATATTTAAAGAAACTGAATCATCTGCTATTGTTAAAGATGTAGTTAGGAACACCAAGTATCTTGGAAGTGGTAAAAAATTATTTGCTGAGGAGAGTCTAAACAAACATAAATTTATCGCACCAAACTGGAGACCAATGGATGCGATCTATTGGATTGCACAGAGATCAATCAGAAAGAAAAAAACGGGTGGTGGATTCCAGAACGGGTTTACTTTCTTTGAGAATGCAATGGGATACCATTTCAAATCTATCGATGGTATGATTGAGGATATTAACAAACAGGATGTAGAAACTAAAACTAATCCATCTACAGGTATAGCAAGACTGTATAAGTATGTCTATTCTGCTAAGAAAATTGATACTGGTGAAGGAGATCAATTTAAGATTGATAGTGTTAGTTTTCCAGAAGAAAAGAACTTTTTGATGGGTCTGAGACACGGTGCTTGGTCAGGTTACAGCGTTGGATTTGATCCTGTCACAGTTAATCAATCTAGGTGGGGTGGAGAGAGTTCAGAACTATCAGCAGACATGTACAGGTATAAAGTTTCTGATGCATGGAAGAGCATGTCACACTTGGGTGGTAAGAACTCAGTAAACCCTATGTCACGACTTGATGACGCCTTTAAAAATCTCGTTGACAACCCTAAAAGGGTGCGTTATAGTATACTTCCGAACCAAATTTTCGATAAGAAAACATCCCCTGGTTCGGCACTCAGTTCGCAGAAAAACTATGAAGCACTCGTAGAGTTGCAAGCATATCAATGGATGCGAATGGAAACGATGAAAAACACGAGAGTGCAAGTAGTCGTCCCAGGAAACTTGGATCTATATGGAGGTTACGGAATTCACATTACGTTACCATCTACCGAAAAATCTGGAGACAAAACCAAGATGGATAAACGATTTAGCGGTCGTTATATGATCGTTACGGTCTCCCATAAAGGTACTCCTGATAACTTTTCATCAGAGATGTTACTAATGAAAGATGGCGTAATCCCCTAAATAGTTCTGTATCAATCAGGTACTTACATGAAAACATTAGAAGACCACATTCAAAAAGATAAAAAAATCTTAGACAATCCTCAAACAAGTCCTCAGACTCGTAGACACATTGAAGGCGAACTTCATGAGTTAGAAGAGTACGTTCAGCATCACAAAAAAGATATTGAAGCAGGAGATCATCATGACCCTACTGCTCTTGAACTTTACTGTGATCAGAACCCTTCAGAACCAGAATGTCTAGTCTATGACGATTGAGTCTTATCTCTTAGGACTTTGGAATAACATAGCACAAGCACAAGCAAATCCCCATGCCTACGCATCAATCTTTATGCACTGGCAAGAAATAGAAGGGGGTTTGCAGTCTCAAAATTACTACAGAAAAGACGGACCCTCTAACCCATATCGAAAAAGATTTCATAAGAAAGTTATAATATCTGACACCCAAATATTAATTGAGAACTACGATATAGACTGGACTAAATCTGAAGAGTGTGGTATGATGTTTACCTTCGATGGTAACGCATGGCACGGTTCTGTTGTGGGCAATTGTGTCGTCAAAGGAGTTGAGATCAAATCAAAGATGTCACTCTTCGGAGACAAACTACATAGTTGTGACCAAGGTTATGTCGATGGACGTATGATCTGGGGTAGCAAAGAAACATATAAGTTTGTTAAAACCAAAAACGCCTTTTAGTTTCAAAAATCGGGGTAAAAAAATCCCGCCATTTTTTGACTCTTAGGGTTTTTTACTAAATAATCAAAAATCTGCAGATAGATGCAAACAGTTGAAGGTATCCTAAATGAACCTACAGTAAACTTTGTCGGTAAAGACGGATTTTTCTGGTGGGTTGGTGAAGTCGAAGACAACGAAGATCCGATGGAACTTGGTCGGTGTAAAGTTCGTGTGCTTGGATATTACACTAACGTAAGAGGTGGCACAGTTGCTGATCTACCTACAGATAACTTACCATGGGCAACAGTATTACAACATACTTCTCAGGCAGGTAACGACGGACAAGGTGAAAGTTCGGGACAACTACAGCCAGGTGCTGTTGTTATGGGTTTCTTCATGGATGGTGAAGATGCTCAAATGCCAATAGTTATTGGTGTTTTGCGTGTACAGAAGAGTACAAGTACAAAGCATGACTTCACCCTCACAGGTGAAAACATGGAGGATGGAAGTACAGGTGCAGTCAACCCTGCACTTAGAAGAACTGCCGATCCTAATAGTATTGATATTAATAATAAAATTAATGCTTCTGGGGGTAATTCTGTAAAAATGCCTGGAAGTAAGGTATCACCAGAACCTGCAGGTCCAGGATCACCCAATAATGTAGGTGTACACCTCCCAGGAAGTGCAGGTAATGCTCAAAAACCAAGATCACCTTCTAAACCAATTGCTACTGGTAATGGTGTAGGCGGACCTTGGAAATCTGTGGAATCTAAGTTAAACTATCTTATTGAAGATATTGCAGATACAGCAGGTACACTGGTTGCAACTGAAGACGGTTCTTTCATTGATATTGTATCTGGTAAAGTTGTAACTATTGAAAAACTTACAGCAAAACTACAAAACTTTCTAGGTTCTGTTTTCTCCCAAATTATCTCTGCAATTAGAGAGGCAACATCACAACTTGCTGAACAACTTGGTGGTTTGTTAGACTTTGGTAGTCTGATTCCAGGAATTCCATTTGCACAAATGGCACTTATTCAGACTGCAGTGACTCAGATTTTATCATCTCTCTGTATTTTTGATAGTCAGATCACCAGTTTCATTAATGATCCTGTGAGTGCTATTCAAAGTGGTATTAACAGTTTGCTTAGTGGTGCTATCAGTAAAGCACAAATGGTAATGCAGGGTGTTCAAGATACTATTGATAGTATTGTTTGTTCTGTACAGAACGTTCTCAGTCAACTTAAGGGTGTTATCAACACAGTAAAATCAGCAACTAGTGCAGTTGCAGGTGTTGAGGATATCATCAGCAGTTGGGAAAAAGGATCTGGCATCTTTGATGGTGGATCTGACATGTTCCAAAATGGACTTAGTGGTCTTGCAGGTTTACTTGCTCTGTTTGTTAAGTTTCTTGGTGGTGGTTGTGATAGAAAACCTGATGGTGGTACTGATAGTCATGGATATTTCCCACTATTCGGTGTTACCAACTGTAGTGATGAAGAACTAGCAAATATTAATAAACTGAGGGGTAGTAATAGAGGAAGTTGTGAAGGTGATAGTTCTCCAACTGGTGTTCTTGATCAAATCTTTACAAAAGCAGATCCTTATCTTTCTGTAGCAAAAACATTTGTAGATGGTTCATTCGATCACCATGTAGGAACCCCAGGTCGTCAGGCACACGTTGTCAAAGAACCTAGTGGAACGACTCACTCATCTTACAATATCAATAACAACACTTTTGCAGAGTGGACTTATCTAAAAGCATTAAGAGAAAAAAATCCTGATATTTCAGATGAAGAAGTTAAGAAAAAGACAGAAGAATATAAGAAGACTAACAGAGGTGGTAGTAAAGATGATACTGGTAATTTAGTTGCTGATCACTCCAGTTACGCAGGAAATCACACCGTAGATGTTATGGGTGACGATTGTTGTACTGTAGATGGTGATGGTGTTCTAAACGTAGAGGGTGATTATAGATTAAAAATTACTGGTGATATGCATGTAGAAGTTGGTGGAGGTTTCTTCCTGAACGCATCTGGTGCACCTAAGACTGTTGATAAAAATGGTAAGAAGAAGAGCAGTAAGATTCAGAAACATGCTATCACGTTCGGATCTGACGTAGATATTAAGAGTGCAGGTGCTGCGATGGTGATACAAGCATCAGAATTTTCTCTTGGTGCACCAAATACTAAGTTTACTGGATCTACTTTTGAGAACTCATATAAGCTTCAAAAGATGGCAGGAAATGAGTTAGTGTTATCAGGAAATAGTGTTATTAATTGCCTAACTCCTGTACTGAATCAACTGATTAATACTGAAGCAACATCTTTAGTTCCTGCACCAGGAATTTATACTACCTGTCATGGTAATATTACAACTGTACAAAATCCTTCTAAGACAATTCCTTTTCCATTCAACAAACTATTGAATCCTATTGGTCCTGTGTCTGTGACTTGTGGTCTGACAGGATATAATCAGCAAGTTCTAGAGGGTGCCCATAATGTGAACGTAGTTAAAGGTATTATCAATATGACTGCTGTTGCAGGTGCTGTAACCATCACTGCTACCAAGGGTGCTATGGCACTGACATCAGGTGCTGTCATGAAACTGACTGCCAAGACTATTTTCTTAAACTGACTTGACAGGGGCAGGGCAGTCTGCTATACTACATAGGTACAGGAGATTTATGAACGACACTTACCTAGAACACGTCTTTATCAACTTTTCCAAGCGGTCTGTAAAACTCTTGGACAACGAGGGATTCGATCGAGTTATCGATTGGATGTGGAACAAGGAAGGTGCTGAAGGTTTCGCTGAAGTCGTCAGTGCTATTCAAGATACGGTCGATCACGATCTCATCACTTATTGTTTTGCTGAAGTAGAAGCATGATTGGACCTATTGGAATCACCCTGCGCCAAGCAGAGGATCATTTTGATTTTATTATGGATCTAACCGAAACCCAACGGGTATGTTGGAAAATTACTCGTCCTGACGGGAAATCCGCTATGATGGTTCCAGTCAACGAGGTTCCACCAGTTCCTGAAGAAATTCAGAATCAGGTAGAAGAGTTTAAAAAATCATTTATGGAGGAGACAGTTAAAAGTGACTAATTACGGACTTGAAGTTGTATTCTGGGTTACGCTCGGACTTTTCCTAATTTACTGGCGAGAGAATAGGAAATGAACTGTTGGTCCTGTGGATTTCCAAACTTAATATGGGGTGGAGATCACGATTCAGAAGATTCTGAATATGAGATAGAAACTAATCTATCTTGCCCTCGTTGTGACGCATTTGTACTTGTATACCACCAAAAACGAGATGAGACCTGAGACTAGAGAAGCAATGGAGAATTTATTTACTGCTACTTGGAACTTACCAACAGCAGCAAAGCATTGCAAACTGACCAATAAGGAGATGAAAATCACCTTTAACGAATATTGTGCATTTCACCCACCAACTGAAGTTTTTGAACCCTTCCAATGAAAAAAATTATTGCAGCATTGATGACAACATGTCTTGCAACAGCACCAGTTATGGCAGACCCTATTGGAAAGGAGGACTACTATAGTAACCATTCCATGGGATGTATGCTACTTGGTGAATGTAGGGATGATGTGAAGGAAGTGCATACTTTGTTGGATATCTCCTCAAATTATGACAACCCTGAATCATTTACTTCAGTGGCACAAGAGTTTAACAATATGCTTGTGTCATTGAACCAAGTGGGAGTGAATGTATATCTTGCTGATGAGAAGTATTTTCCAGTAGGACATCGAGGTGTCTATCATACTGTGAGTAATAATTTCTTTTTAAACAAAACTTTCATGAGTCGTCCTCATGTTTTGATGAGTGTGATGCGTCATGAAGGATGGCACGCTGCACAGGATTGTATGGCAGGCACGATTGATAATAGTTTGATTGCTATTATCCTACCAGAAGAAAGTGTTCCTCAGATGTGGCAAGAGATGGCACGCAGGACCTATGCATTTCAACCAGGGGCAATTCCTTGGGAGAAAGAAGCAACTTGGGCAGGTAGAACTCAAGGCATGACTGCTAATGCACTTGCTGCATGTTCAACTGGTGCGATGTGGAATGTATATAAACCTACCCCCTTAACCAAAAAGTATCTAGTCGAACAGGGGTATATGATTGAATGAAACTACCAAACTGGCAGCACCATTCAAAGAAGGAGCAAAAGAGGCATCTTAAACCTCAAGCACTTCGTGCTGCCAAGGAACGGTTGAAAGCATTAAAAAATAAATTGGGAGTGTGGCGGAATAGGTAGACGCACCAGACTTAAAATCTGTTGAGCATGTGCTCGTGGGAGTTCAAGTCTCCCTACTCCTACTAAATAATTAAAATGCTAAACTTTATGGGAATCTATGATATAATATACTCTCAATTTGATCTCGGTCCAGGATTCTGGAATCGAGAATTGAGAACTCAGGATCTTGACGGATTCCTGAGTCAATATTATATCGATCCGAAGGGTCATCTCTGGAGTGTTGATTATTCAGGAACTTATGAACTTGAAGATGCTGAATGCATTAAAGTTGCAAAAAGTCAGAATCATGGAAAAGTTTCACCTTTCTGTATAACTAAACAACTTGAACTGTACCCTGCAAAATGGGGAGTTCATTATGCACCTACCCCTCGGTGCATGGTAACATTTGAAGAGGGAATTGTGACTAAATCTTATTATTCTTAATGGCATACCTAGTTCATCCTCTACCACCTAGAAAGGTCTGGGTGAAGAAAGAATATCTTTATGATCTTGAAAAAGGACATGGGGAACTCACCCCAGGTCTATGGATCTCAGTAAGAAGTATACAAGCAAAAGCATTATACTTCGAGACATTACTTACTGATTATGGTGCTTTATTTGATAAGTTACCACTCAGTGCATTTGTATGGAAACCAGACATCAATCCAGATGATCAGTTACCATTAGATGTATTAGAACTATGGGACTGCTTTGATTATAATATCACTGTAGTTGAAAAACCTATTTTAGGTAGGTGTTCTTTCTTTGGTAAAGACAAGAAGATGCACCCAGGTGAATATGAATTTACGATTGATACTGCACACCCCGACTTCTCTGTATTAGATACTAACTTCTCAGAGCATGATCCAGAGCATAAAACATTTAATATTATTGCTCTAGATAACGGACAGTTTGCAGCACAACCAAACAATCGATGTCAGTTCTTCGATAACAGTTTGGTGGATAATAATAATCTTAAGAGACCTGACTTTAAAGTTTGTACACAGAACTATGCGGTGGAAACTCTACCTAAATGGTGGTCTGTTGGACATACTGAAGAGTGGGCATATCGAACTGAAGAGGAAGTTAAAGAATCAGACCTTTAATAACCTTTATAAATAAAACTGTATCAAATAGTGTGATTATTCGTGGGAACCAGAAAGATTTCACAACTGGAGACAATATCAGACGCTAACCTGTCTGGAGAAGCGATTCTTCCTGTGGTGGTGTCGGATCCCTTGATTCCAAACAGAAAAGCAAAGATAAATCAGTTATTCAAAGGACTGTCACAGGGAACAAAAGCATCCCCAGGATTATGTTTTGACTTAGATAGAGACAGTGGATTGTATCAGAATGCATACGATCAACTCGGCATTGCCTTTGGTGATGGCGGTTTCTACTGTACTCGTATTGATAATGGTAACAGTAGTACATCTCTGTACATTACTGCAGTTGATGATGTTGCAAATAATACTGACATCGTGCTCGCACCGAAAGGTACGGGTGCTGTCAAGGTTACGGGTAATTTCCTTATCTCTGACCAGACATTTATCTTAGAAGATGCTCAAGGTCCTAAAGCAAGATTTGAAGTTAGTAATATTGGTACTGGTACTAATACTCGTATCTTCACCCTTCCTGCTATTACCTCTGGTAATGGAACTACCGTTGTTGGTGCTGATACTCAGCAGACGCTGACAAATAAGACTATTCTTATTGATGAGGATAACTTTGTTATTGTTGATGGTACAGAAGAAGCAATCTTCCAGATTAACTGGGCAACTACTTCTGGTGCAAGACGTTCTTACTTCTTACCTGACGCAGGTACAGTAACAACTACTGCAGAACCTACTGCAACTGCATCTACTTTACTTGACACTAAAACAGAACAGACTACACTTAATAAGACTGTTGTAGATCTGAAGTTGGCAGCAAACGCTGAGACTGCAACTAACTATGCAATCTTCAACACATCTGCTCTAACTGCAAACAGGATCCTCACCGTTCCTGATTTATCATTAACGTTTGTTGGTACAACGACAACTCAAACACTCGCTAACAAGAGTTATGAGAATGCGATATTTACGGACAATACTGATACAACTAAGAAGGTTTCATTCAATCTTGCTAACGTAAACACATCAACTAGCGAAGTTTTTAGATTCCCAAACACAGACGGTCTAAATAGAGGTGCAGACACATATAATATGCTTCTTACTGAGAAGTCTGCAGGAGAACTCTTTAACAAGACTCTCAATTCTCCAGTCCTTAAAAGTACTGGAAACACTCAGGGACAGATTACACTGTCTACTGAAGGTATCTCAGGTCCGAGAGTCATTAAGTTCCCTGACGCTGATGCCACACTCCTATCTACTGAAAACGTTACTGTTGATGACGTTACATTTGGTGCAGGTATTGGAGCAAACAACCTCACTGGGTTAACAAGACAACAACAATTCTTCTACGCAGGATTTTAATTAAAAATGGCTAAACAAGGACTACTTGCCTCAGCAAAACCAGGTGCGACTACCAACACGGTGCTCTATAAAGCACCTATCGATGCGTCTGCAAGTACGGTTTTGTCTGTGAGTGCACAAGGTGGATCAAACACCTCATTCGATGTCGGTATCAAAGACTACGATCAACATGTCGTCTTAGATGCTTCAACTTACAAACTACACACTGGTGACGTATTCACTGGTTATAGATTTAACTTAGGTACAGCAGTTGGTGCTGACCAAGGTCTTAACGTCAATCAAGCATTATCTTCTGCTGATAATGAAAAAACAGCAGTATTTGAATCATTTTATATTCCACCATTTACTGAAATTACAGTAAAGAGTAGGGCAGTTAGATCGATTGCAGTTGAATCTGTGACTGGTACATTTGCCATTGGTAATACTATTTCAAAGGGGGCAGGTAGTAACACATCTGTTGCAACTATCTTTGCTGTAGCATCTGGTTCTGGTGGTTCAACTCTTTATATCGGTCCTTCTACCTTGAATGGTTCTGGATCTGAATTTGTTGCAGGTGATTCTATTACTGCATCTGGTGGTGCAACTGGTACTATCTCATCTGGTGGTGTTGGTACTGCTGCAAACGAGTTTACCTTTACAACGTCTGGTGGAACTGAAAATCTTTATCTTGGAACTGCTTTAACAGTATTAGGTGATAGAACATATCGCTTTAACGTAGCAGACTCAAGTATGAGTAGTTTGGTATTCAAAATCTCTGAGACTGCAAACGGTGAGTGGGGTCCTGACGGAACTGCAGGTAACTCCGATGATGGTACTGAGTATACTACAGGTAAGACCACTAACGGAACTGCAGGTTCTAGTGGTGCTTATGTTCAGTACGATCTAACTGCAAACACAAGTTTACCATCTAACCTATTTTACTATGAAGGAACAACTGGAACTGCTGCTAACGCAAACTATGGAGGAACCGACAGGTTGCTCACTACGTCGGGTTCATATTCTTATGACTCTATTTTCGTATACAATGTTTCTGGGACCTGGGTAGACAACACAGATACCTTTACATACAACGGTGTAACTTATACTGTTACTAGTCAGACTGCAGGTCCTTACGGATTTGTTCGTGAATACACAGGAACTGCTCTATATGTTGTTCTTGGAGAAGGTTCTGCAAACATCTCTGGTTCGGATACTTTCTTAGATAATCCTGTCTTAACAACTGGTGCTCGTTCTACTGTAACAGTTTCTTCTGTTACTTCTTCGGGTGCAACATTAGAGACTAAGCATTACCTTCGTAAGGATAATGCTATCACTGCGAATAATACAGAAGAGATCAAGTCTCTTATTATTGGACCAGGGCAAAGACTGGTCGTTGAGAACAATGACGCAGATTGTTCGTTTACATTAGTTGGTTTTGAAGACAGTTCTACTGGATTCACTACTCGTGCTTATGCTCAAACTGCAGGAACTTCTGGTTCTGGCGGTGGAAGTTAAACCCCAATAAATAATCAAAAGCAGTAATAGGAAATGTCCCTAACTAGACTAAAGAATATTATTACGTCCAGAACTGGACGTATTATCTATGTCAACCCTGACGATTTCGATGCATCTGATGCTATCGATAACAGAGGTAACTCTGCTTTGCGTCCATTTAAATCGATCCAAAGGGCATTCCTAGAAGTAGCAAGATTTTCATATAGAGTTGGTTTAAGTAATGACGAGTTTGATGCTTTCAGTATCATGCTCTATCCTGCTGAGTATCAAGTAGATAATAGACCTGGAGACGTATTATATACAAACGTTGCACCTATTGATGCAAACTCTAACCTAGACTTAACCTCACCAAACAACGTATTATATAAGTATAACTCTGTTGAAGGTGGTATCATCGTACCTAGAGGTTGTTCCCTCGTTGGTACTGACCTCCGTCGTACAAAGATCATTCCAAAATATGTTCCATACCCTACAACTTATGCTGCAAAAGGCATTAACACAGAAGATCAAGTCCCTCCAAGGACAGCAATCTTCAAAGTTACTGGTGGTACTTATTTCTGGCAATTCTCTTTCTTTGACGGTGCTGAAGAAGGTGTATACTTCAAACCTGATAGCGTAGAGACACTTGCACCTAAGTTCTCACACCATAGATTAACTTGTTTTGAGTTTGCTGATGGTCTTAACCCCCTCTCCAAACTTATTACTGATGGTACAGTTCCGAACACAGACTATTCTGCTGTTCCTAACATTCTTGAAAGAACTGACCTAGAGATTTATTATCAGAAGGTATCGAAAGCATTCGCAACGATTCCTGATACCTCTGGCGATCCTGCTGCTGACCAGATTCAACCAAGGGTCGAAGAAAATAGAATCGTTGGACCGATTTCAGATGAATACAGAGTCTTACAGGTCACAAGAAATGGACAGACAGCAACGGCTGTCACTGTTGACGAGTTTGATAATCCCAGGGACCACGGATTTTCTGTTGGTGTTAACATCAACGTTAGTGGTGTTACAGGATCAACTGGACCGCAATCCGAAGTTGATGCAGGACTTTATAACGGAAGTTTCACAGTCACATCCGCATCTGGTAACGTCTTCACATACCAAATGCAAGGAGAACCAACAGGAAACGCTGTAGGTTCTAATATTACTGTTAAGACTGAGATTGATACTGTTGACTCAGCATCACCATACGCATTCAACCTATCACTAAGAAGTGTGTGGGGTATGAATGGTATGCACGCAAACGGTGCAAAAGCAACTGGTTTCAAATCAATGGTTGTGGCACAGTTTACTGGATTGTCACTCCAAAAAGATGATAGAGCATTTGTTAGATATAATCAATCAACTGGAAACTATGATGCTGCAACATCTGGTGATGGTGCACACCTAGACGGATTTGCTGAGTATAGAAAAGGATGGGGACATGAGCACATCAAGTGTTCTAATGACTCATTCATTCAGGCAGTTTCTGTGTTCGCTGTGGGATACTTTGGTCACTTCACTGCTGAGAGTGGTGCTGACATGTCAATTACGAACTCTAACTCTAACTTTGGTAACACAGCGTTAAGAGCAGCAGGATTCAAAGCAAAGTCATTCTCGAAAGATAAAGCAGGTGCAATCACACATATCATTCCACCTAAAGCACTCAACGTCATCTCTACTCTTGCAAATGGTTCTAATGGTACTAATACTATCACTTTAACTTCTGCAAAAGTTGGTGATGCTCTGGGTATCATTCAAGGTATGACTGTAACAGGAACTAACATTCCCGATAGTACAACTGTTGGAACGGTCAATACAAACACTGGTGCTATTACACTTAGTAACACTCTCACTGGAAACATCGTAGCAGGTAATATAATCTTTGGCGAAGAAACTTCTGTTAACTGGGTTAACATTGATATTCAAAGGACTAAGGTCGTTAACGCATCGCTCGCAGGTCAAGGCGGTACCCCTGGAACTAGACTCTATCTCTACGGATATACGACTGAAGCGTCACCTCCTACAACTAGAGTGCAGGGTTTCACCGTTGGTGCACGTCAAGATGGCACAGGTGCGAGTGCTATTGCAGACAAAATCAACTGTCTCTTAGTTGCAAACGGTGCAACGACTGCAACAACACAAGGAGCAAGTATTTCACCTTATGGTCCTAGTGTATCTGGACTAGCAGCAGGTGTAGCAGGATCACCGATCCAGTATGATAGTGCAACATATACAATTAATGGTGTAGCAGGTTCAGTTGGTGGTTGGTATCTAAGTGTTACAGCAAACTCTGAAATCTATCAAACTTTATCTACAAATACGCAATATAATAACGTAAACTTTACTCCGAGTACATTCCTTAAGAGAATCCCTGACCCTCGTGACTTACAAGATAGAACTTATCGTGTAAGAATGGTCATTGATAAGGACAAGTCTAATCCTCTACCTAGAGATCCTATCTCTGGTTTCGTAATGCAACCTTTGAATAGTGACACTACAACATTCAACTTAACTAAATGTTTCTACATCTATGATATTGAAATCGTACAACCATTTGAAAGAGGTGTCAATGATGGTATCTATTATCTAACATTATTGTGCGGTTCTATTGCACCAAGCACATCTAACTTTGACAATAGAAAGTTCTCACAGAACGTCAACGAAGTTTATCCTACATTCGATAGAGATAACCCAGTTGCTGATCCTCTTCCTGCAGTTTCTGTTGCTGACAATGTTATTATCGGTCTCGTCAATGCTACTGATGGTGCAACACCAACTCCTGCAAAAGATCCCAAGAGATCTATTACTAAGGAAGGTATTCAGTTCCTTCTAACTGATACAGGTTGGACTCAACCTGGTACTACGCCAAACTATGACTCAAACAACGCAAAACTCTCAAATGTGCAACTTACTGCACGGGCTGGCGATGAAGAGACACGAAAAATTAAGATTCGAGAAAATAATGATGGAACAGTCGCACCGATCAATATCGAGTTCAGACGTCACTCCATCCTCAGATCAGGTAATCACACATTTGAGTACCTTGGTTTCGGACCTGGAAACTATAGTACAGCGTTCCCTCAAACACAGGTAGAGACTCTAACTCAAGAACAGATCCGATTCTCTCAGTCTATTAAAGAAGAAGGAGGAGTTTCATTCTACTCTGGACTTAACTCTAACGGTGACCTATTCATTGGTAACCAAGTTATCAACCCTGTTACAGGTCAGATCACTAATGAAGATATTGCACAGTTGAACGTTGTTGGTGAAGAGAACACAACTATTCAGACATTCTCTGAGTTGGTTCTTACCGATAAACTAACCGTTCTTGGTGGTGCATCTAACCAGTTAGAATCTATCTTTGCAGGTCCTGTTACATTCCAAGGTCTATCAACCTTTACGAATAACGTTCAAGCAAGAAAGATTTCTTACTATAACCAAGATGGTACTGTTATTAAGCAAACCTTACTAGCACCTGCATTAGCAAATGGACAACCTAATTTTGCTAATATTACCAACTACGATACACCTTCTGATGGTGACCTTGTTTATAATATCAACTGGACTCCTGGTAAATCTTTAGGTTGGATCTACTATGGTGGTGTTTGGAAAGAATTTGGTCTTACAGATACTGGCGAGATCAATATTGATACTTTTAATAGCACTCAACATATTGGTATTGGTACTGCTGCGGTATCTGGATTCAGAGTGGGCATGTTGGGCAACGCAAAAGTTGATGGAGACTTAGTTGTTACTGGTCGAGGTGGTGTTGGTGCTGACAAGTATATTACTAAATCATATACAGGAGATGGTACTACTTTAACGTTTGCTGTAACTACATATAGTGGAACTATTAAGCACTCTGACGATTCACTATTAGTATTCCTTAATGGTGTAGCACAGATTGCAGGAACCAACTACACAGTCGACTCTAACGGAGCAAACGTTGTATTCTCCTCTGGTGATGCTCCACTTGCATCAGACACTGTTCACATCTTAGAACTACCTATCTAATCACATGGCAATTTCAAGAGTAAGTGGTAATCAAATTGCCACCAGTACACAAGCAATCGTAACAACCTTAAGTTTCTTAAATACTAACTCAGTTTTAAGAATCCCTTCAGGTACTCAAGCACAAAGACCTACTGGTGTATCAGTTGGCACACTAAGATTTAATACTGATCTTGACTCTGCAGAGATTTACAAAGCAGATGATGGAACGGGGTCTGCAGGATGGTCACCCGTTGCAGGTGGTGGACCTGCCTTAGGAACTGATAGTATTATTAGAACAAACAATAGTGTAATCGCAGAAAACCTTACAGTTGGACCAAGTGCTAACAATGGTGCTGAGTTTACCAACGGAATGAGTGCAGGTCCTATCACAATTAATTCTGGTTTCACTGTTACAGTGGAGTCAGGTGCATCATGGAGTGTTAGATGAAGGTACGAGCACAGAACTTACAAGGATTAACACCAGGATTTACTGTCACATTAGATCATGATAGTGACTTTGCATTTAAAGGTGGAGCAGAACTAAGAATCACAGGTTCTCAAAACTCTTTACCCCTACCATATGGTACAACTCAACAGTTCAATGATGCAGTGATTAATAAATCACCTAACAGAGGATATGTAAACGGGCAGTTGAGATTTAATACGGGTAGTAGTAGATTAGAAGTATACAACAACGGAATTTGGGCAGGTTAATAGTAGAGGATGGGGACGTCCCCGACTTGACATTATATCAAAATCGGATTACAATATGTGATAAGTGTGAGTACAAATCACCTATTGGGATCTGTACTAAATGTAACTGTGTACTTGCAGTGAAGGCACGCTTTCCAATATTCCACTGCCCGATCAATAAATGGTAATGAGTCCTTTCGCTTCTCAGTATGGAGGCGAACCAGTAATCACTAATTCAATTCATCATGATAACTTTATCAGTGAGTTTGAAACAACATTAAACTGTCAAGAAATAATTGATTATTATCACTATATTGCAGATAATGGTTTGACAATCAAGAGACACGCAGAGAAAGGTGCTGCTGATTCTCAAGTCTTTATGCACGAATTGCCTGTAGAATATTTTCATGACAATCTATCTCGATCAGTCTTCCAACGTTGGAACTATCTTACTGAGCAAGCACTGAGAGAATATGTACTAAAGTATGATATTCTGGTTGGTCGTAGGTTTCAACATACGATGGCAAAACTCCAAAAGACTGAGCCAGGACAGGGTTATCACGCATGGCATTATGAAAGTACACCCGCTGCACCCTATCGTAAGTTAGCAACTATGATCTATCTTAATGATGGATTTGAAGGTGGTGAGACAGAATTTTTATATCAACATTGTAGAATCACTCCGAAGGCAGGTAAGTTTGTTATCTTCCCTTGTGATTGGGCATGGACACACCGAGGTAATCCGCCCCTAAATAAAGATAAGTACATCGTTACTGCATGGGTAGAGGAGTATCCGACCCCAGGTCAATAAATAGAACTAAATCGCTTAAGTAATGAGCAAACTAACTGTCGGTAGTCTAGGTGGCATACCTGCATCACTGAATCAAATAACTGTTCCTGCAGGACATACATTACAGATCAATGGTAATGTATATCATGATGGTACTGGTGCTTTGCGTCTACCTACAGGTACAACTGGGCAGAGACCATCATCACCTACTACAGGTTATATAAGATATAATACTCAGGACAATTGTGTAGAAGTTTATACAGGTAGTACTTGGTTACAATATTTTGGAGAGAATGGTACATCTAACGCACCATTTACATCACTAGCAAACTTATCAAGTAATGACCCTGGATCTGGGTATTGGTATGTTAAGTTTGACGGAACTAATATAGAAGAAGTATACGCATATAAAGATGCCAACGGTAAGTATTGGGTGATGGTTGCATCTATTACAGACAATACTTCACATGGTAGTTATACAGGTGGTTCGGATCACTGGTATGGTAACTGGACAACTACATCAACTACTGGTACTGCAAGAACTGCAATGGCATCTGACTTTAAGTCAAATCATTACAGAGGTTGGAGTGCTAACGATGTATTGATTATGCAGGGGTTTGCTACATCTGGTACACCTTATGATACATCTACTGAAGTTGGATACATATCTGGTTGTTTCACTAACAGAGGTGGTAGCATGTATGCTATGTTTAACGACCATATCTCTTTAGGAAACCATGGTAACATCGGTGGTACACAGATTAGTGGTATGACCTTCCTCAAAGGATCTGCACAGGCATCAGATAATAGATATAGAGGTAGTAGTGCAGGTGAACTTAATCCAAACAATACTTGGCACGTTTCACCAGCAAACTGTGAAAACTATACTTTCAGTATGATTAATGCTCTAGGTTGTTCATCTAATGGATGTAACGTTGAGCACCATGCATGGGTAGGACAGACAGGAAACAACTATTCTAATCAAAACTTCCCAGAACCTAACTGGTCTGGTGATTGGGGGATAAATAACCCTGGATCCCAAAATCATATGTACTGGTTATTCTTCTACGCATAAGACATGAGTACTCTAAACGTTAACGAACTACACGCATCTTCGCTGCATAACTTCGAGATCAACTTCGATGATGGAGAAGCATTGATCGTTCAAGGTACATGTAATATGAGTGCATTGGGTCAACTAAGTTTACCTACAGGAACTACAGCACAAAGACCTTCATCTCCTTCTACAGGAATGATTAGGTTCAATACAGAATTATTACAAGTAGAAGTTTATAATGGTAGTTCATGGGTACAAGTAATCAGAGCATCTGCAGGTGGTAATGATGGTGGAACCCCTGCTACAGCAGCGTCTAGTGTTCAAGAACTCATGGATGCAGGTGTTGCTGCAGATGGTAACTATTATATGAACCTAGATGGTACAACTCGTAGATACTTTATACCTATCAATAGTCATCCCTATTATATCCTAATCGGTAACTGGGGTGGCGGTGGTGCTGCATTCTTTAGTAATGCATCATCATTATCAGGACAGAACTTAAGTGATCAAGGAGATTCAACTCCTACGGGTACTTTCGCTTCTAATAGTACTTGGGGTTATTACAGAAACGCAAGTGGATCTGACTTTAAATATGCAACCTTTAGTAATAGGGGTGTATCATATCGTTATGTCAAGATGAGATTCAATCTCTATAACTACTATTCCAATGATGGTGTTAACGGACGTAACTTCCTAAATATTTCATCGAGTGTTGGTGATGGTCTAACGATCATGCGTGACAACTCTGGTGCAGGTGATGGACAACACATCTTCACATACTATACTGCTATCTCTAATAATGATGGTAACTCTTGCCCTTCAGTAGCAGGAATGCAACCAACACACGTTGCAGGTGGTAACAACCCAGGTGGTTTCATGGGTAACAGATATACATGTTTCTCTAGATCTGGATCTAGTTACACTTCAGAGTATGTGAGAAACTTTACTATACAGGCAGGGGATAACTCTGGTGGTACAGGTCCAAACGTATTCAATGGTGATGCATGGTTCACTGTTGATTTAGGAACATCTTATAGTGACAACATGCACGTTGTTATTCACTCAGATCAAGACACTGGAAACGAAGATACATACCTTAAGAGAGGTTGTGTACTTGTTCGACCTGCATAAATAATACGAAGGAGTAATTACTACACATGTCTCAGTTAAATGTTGATAAAGTTGTATCCCTAACAGGGGGATCAGGAACCGCTGAGTTCCAATTGGAGGCGTCTGGGCATTTTAACTTTGACTCTGGAACTCTTTACGTTGACTCTACTAACAATAGAATCGGTATTAATGATGCAACTCCTAGTTATACGTTAGATATCTCAGGTACTGACGGAATGAAAGTACCTGTAGGTACTACCGCACAAAGACCTGGGGCAGCAGTAGAAGGATTATTCAGATATAATAGTACAGATAGAACTTTTGAAGGTTATTCATACGATCAAACTGCAGCACAGGTACAATGGGGTCCAATTGCAGGTGCAGCAGGTAGTGGAACTCCTGATCAATCTACAGACAGATATAGTGCAAACTACACAGTTGGTGCAATCTTACGCTCCGATGGTACAGATGCCTACTGGTCATTTGATGGAGAGAACGATACAGGATGGTCAACAGCAAGAATTTGGACACACGGATATGTTGGAGGTGGATATCAAAATGGTTCACCTTGGAGAAACGTAAACAGAACAGTTCATGCTACTGATACATCAACAAACTTAGGAGATATTTTAGACAGATCAGGTGCTTACATGTCAGGATCATGGCATGATACTAGGCACTTCTTTCACTCTATGGAGAACACTTACAGAGGTTCTTCAAACTATACCAATGCGATGGACATGGGTTCAGAGTCTGGTGTAACTCATCAGTCATCGTGGAACATGACAGTGAACAGAGGTTCAATGGGATCTCACCAAGATCATGTGTTTGCAGGAGGTTACTCTTACCTATACGGTGGTGGTAGTTCAAGAACTGACGTATTTAACTTAAAAACTGAAGTCATGAGAACCTCAGGGTGGCCACCAGACTATCCTGATGGTGGCGATGACCCTACATGGGGTGGACATGGTAGACTCTACGGTTGGGTCAAGAGATCTGGTACTAGAAGAGGTCAGTTCTTCAAGACTGAATCTTGGGTATCATGGGAACATGGTCCAGGTGGTGATGGTTGGAAGAAAATTCTTCCTACTATGTTAGGACATATGTACGTTGGTACAGGTAATAACAACCAGAACGGAAACCAGAAGTGTAGTGACCTCACTGGTATTCAGGTCAGAGGACTTAACTTCGGTAACATGGGTGAGGAAAACTTTGAAATGGGTATGAGAAAAGGTTATTGTTTAGGTAACTATAATGGTTCCCAGAACAACAATACCTTTAAAGTTGACTACAATAGTGACAGTTACGCTAACTTAGGTGGTAGTTCACCACCATCAGGACATGGTGGCATGTCATCTGCACACTGCTCTTCCTCTAGTTCTGTATCAGGACAGGGCAACTACGATTACGGTACTAACATTCCTAACTACTAATGACAAGCACAACATCGAATGACGTCATCGTAATTGATGTCGAGAAATTTCCCAAAGCAGGCGAGTGGGGTATTCAACTTGGTACTCATCTAGGTCTAGAGGTATATCATCTTGCAGACGAGTTTTATCAGTATATTCCACAAGACGTTACATATCTTAGATTTCCCAGTAAAGAAGGAATCTTAGGAGAGAAGTATTGGGGAGAAATCAGGCAGACAAAATCAACCTATGGTGTAAACGAGGAAGGAACTACTAATAAAGAGAAAGAAACTATTGAAGATACTACATTCTCAGAGTATGTTATACCCTTTATGAAAAAGGTTATTGTTATGAGTGTGCAAGAAACTTTTGAACACAGACTCAACATCCTCAATACAGACTTCTCTACACTTGAGCAAGCAACATGGACAGATCAGTTATGTGAGGCAATCGCATACCTTGCTGATAATGACTTCACAACAAAACTTATACATAAGTTAGCAGAGGTGAGGGACTTGACAACTTTGCAGTTTGCGACTAAAATAGTTGACAAGCAAGCAGAGTTCTCAACCAAACTCTACGACCTAGCAGTCGCAGAACAAAAGATGATCCATATTATTGATGGATGTTCTAGTGTTCGTGAACTGAACGTTGTTCTAGAAGATTATTTCTCAGAAGCAATGTCAAATGCACAATGTCTTGAATATGGAAGATGCACAACCAATGAAGAAACAGGAAACATCGAAAGAAAAGTCACTTTCGACTACTCAGGCGGACTCAAGTTCTGATCCAAATCAGTACGATTATAGAGTCGCAGATGTATTAGAGGAACTTAAAAGTATCGATGATTGGGATGTAGAAGAGATGTCTGTCAAATTGATGGACTGGTCTGAACAACAACATTTCGGTCAAACTGAGTTTCAAAATAAGTATTATGTTGTTAACAGTCAGGTCACACCATATAGGCAGATCAGACAAGCAATGATGGAGATCCAAGGTAGGACTAACTCTCTATCTAAAAGCACTATTCAACTTAAGCGATGTATGAATGACATTGCAAGGGTTAAACATGATATGGATGACCCTCTAAGGGATGAGTTTGAGAAGCAAGATAAGCAATATGAATTAGAATTACTCTTCCTTGATAGGCAGATCTGGATTAATAAGATCAAACAATGTAAGGACGAACTTGATGGTCTCTTTAATATTATCAAAGAGAAAGCAGGAACTGATGACCCTGTAGAAATTACAAACATCCTAGAGAACAAGGAACTAGAGGAAGTTGAAGAGCATAAGTACTGGATTGCTCGTATGGGTAAACAGTCAGCAATTGATTTGTTGACTACTGGTAGAGTTCAAGCAGGTAACTTAGAATCTATTTTACAAATGAACCCAGAAGATCAGGCAGCATGTCTAGATCTCGCAATGACTTATTCTACTGCTGTTAATCGTTCCGTTGGTGGAATCAAGGAAGCAGCAGAAGCAAGAGTCGATAAAATGATGGAAGGTAAACCACCTCAACTATTTGATACAGCAGGAGTACTATCTGATTATGCACAAAACAACCTCCAAGAACGTCTTCAGTCTTCCGATAAACCCAAAACTGATTCCTGAGTTTCTTGAAGAGAAGTTTATTCCATTCCTACTAAGGAATGGAGATTTGATTTACGACTTATATTTTACAACAAGAATGCCTCCATTCATGCAAGATGCAATGGGGGACGTTTTTCGTACCAATGCTGATGCTCAAGGGTCAGCACAAAATGCATTATATGTGTCAGAAAAGACTGGTATCCCTCTATCAGCAACCTTTAACAATATATGGGTCAGACCAGACCAAAAGAATCTGAATGAGTTCATCGAGAACTTTAAGTTTCTATATGATAATGGTGTAAGGTGTGCAACTATACCTCATACATCATGGGTTATGACTGGACAGATTCAGAAAGAGTTTCCAGAACTAGAGATTAAGAATACTATCTTACGAGAGGTATCTAAACCTAATGAGATTGTATCGCTTGCGAGTGCAGGTTTTCATTATATTAACCTTGATAGGGATGTAATGAGAGATAGAGATCTGTTAGTACGCATTATGGATGCGAAGAAATATTGTGAAGAAAAGGGTAATCCTATCAAACTATCATTACTTGCTAATGAGCATTGTTGGGGTGGGTGTCCTATCATGCCAGAGCATTATCAATATAATGCAACAAGAGTAGGAAGTGACCCTCAATACTTTAACAGTACCATAAGTCGTGTGTCATGCTCACGTTGGGATGCTCATGATGCTGCACATGAACTGAAAGCAGCAAACATTCCACCTTGGAAGAAAGACTGGCAAGAGTTCTTAGATGTAGGTATTGATGTATTCAAGTTGCATGGTAGAGAAGATGCCATGAGACTGCAAGAATCTATGGATCTCATTGAAAGATGGAGTGACCCTACCACCAAATTAATGTTCCCTCACTTTGAGGAGTACATGGAAGATGTGGACATGCCTGATGCACCTATAAATATCTGGCGAGAGAAGATCAAAACATGTCGATTTGATTGTTGGGATTGCAACTATTGCGAATCTGTGCTAGACTCTCGGTTAAAGAAACAAAAGCGTAAAATGAATCCACTCGTAGACCATGCTATTCGAGCAATTGATGGTGCGGTCGATAACAACTCAAACTTTAATCCCAAAGGTTATAACGTACTTGGTCTTTCATCTAATAAGGTAAGACACTTGCTTAATAACCTATGCAATGAGCGTGGGACAGTATATGTTGACGCAGGTGCATACATGGGTAGTACAGTTTTTGCTGCACTCATGGGTAATACTGCTGTCAAAGCATACGCTATTGATGACTTCCAAGATGAAATCATTAAACCTAAACGTAAAGACTTACATAAAGATTACAAGGACATCACAAACCCAGTTGATGAGTTTATTCAGAATGCTGAGAAGTGGATGAACACAGATTGCTCTATTGGTTTCTCTGTTAAACCTATTCAAGCAGTGGTATTTAATCCTGAGTTCCCACCTCGTGTAGTATTCTATGATGCTGCTGTAGATGATGACATGGTTCCTAATCTAGAACATATCCATAAGTATGCTGAAAAGGATTACATTCTTGTAGTTGATGATGCAAACTTTGAAGGTGTGATTGATAAGACTAGAGAGTTCACTAAGGATAAGAATGTTATCTGGGATAGAACTATTTTGACAGAGACAGCAGAAGACTCTAATGATTTTTGGAACGGTGTTTACATTTGTGTAATTGAAAAATGATTTTATTTTCTTTCATTCTATCCATTCAAACATTATTTGCTAATCACATACCAGTGATGTATGTACAAGTACCTCAGTGGGCAGATGACTGGGCAGTGTGTGCTGTAGATATTCCAGACTCAGCATGTCACTGGTATATTGTGTCACCTGATTTTACAGGTGAAGGATTTGACTGGGAGACAGCACCATGGTTTAGTGCTGAAGGACTCATTGATGTAGCACCAATGCAGAAGGAAACAGTATTACAGAAGTTACAAGAGAAATGATTGATATACAAGAGAATTTTCTACATGATGGTGAGTTTGAGCATCTTTATAAGATGATGATGAGTTACAATGTTCTTTGGGAAGCATCTAAGATTGTTGATGATGCACCTCACAACATGAATCGTAACATGCAAATGTGTCATTTCTTTTATGATAGACATGCACCTACCGATAAAACTATTGAGATTCTTTACCCTGTATTGCAAAAAATGCAACCTTGTGCTATGATCAAATGCAAAGCAAACATGGTCATGGGTACTGATAGTCTCGTGGAACATGGTATGCACATTGATATACTGGACGCAGATGACCGTCCTTATATTAAAACAAGTATCCTTTACATGAACACATGTGATGGTTACACATTATTTGAGGATGGTACTAAGGTAGAGTCTGTTGCTAACAGGTTCGTAACATTTCCAAATGGTTTAAAACACACAGGTACATCAACTACAAACGCATCCTTTCGGATGGTAATCAACTTTAACTATGTTTAAAAAACTACTTAATCGTTACTTCAAACTCTTAAAAAAGATCGATGAGAGACACTATTGGCCTCTGTTTATCTTCTTATCATGTTATTTCGTGATCCCATACAGTGAGTTTGTTGTTACAGCATTAATTCTTCTATACTTTAAGTTTGAAGCACAGTTTCGTAAGATTGGTGGTAAACTTGTAAGACCTCTTCCTGAGTGGTTGAGGATCGGTGGTTCTACTATCTTCTTCCTTGTTATGTTAGATGATACACTTGCATATTTGAGTATCATTGCTATTGCTTTTTGGAGTAATAAAGAACTTAAGAAGAGAGAAAAGCAAGAGCAACTAGAGAGAGAAGAAAAAGAAAAAGGTTTAATGTAGACAAAATGTATAAATAAGACTGTAAGTCTTATTGAGTAGGTTAGATGTCTCAGTTAAATGTAGGTACTCTGAATGTGGGAACTACCCAGTTTACTGGTGACTCGACCACGTTAAATACTGCACCTGCCAGTGATCTGACTGGATTTCTTACTGGTACACCCAGTGCGAACCATTCGATCATGTGGAACGGTTCAGCATGGGTTCCCACCGCAATGGGTGGAAGATTGTTAGGGATGAATGTATATACATCGCAGAATGGTACTTGGAACTCTAAGAGTACATCAGGTGGTAGTGGTACATGGACTAAACCATCTGGTTGTAGTAATGTTCTTGTATATGTCACAGGTGGTGGCGGTGGTGCAAGAATTAATGATAACACCTATCGTGGTGCAGGTGGTGGCGGTGGTGCTACTTCTATTAAATGGATTGACGTGTCAGGTGTTAGTACAGTAAGTTATACTTACGGTAATGGTGGTGCTTATGTAAGAAATGGTGGCAGAGCAGCATCAGGCGGTACGTCATCGTTTGGTTCATATTGCACTGCAACTGGTGGTCAAGGTGGTCAATCAGACAACCCTCATCAGGGTGGGCCAGGGGGAAATGCCAGTGGTGGAGACATTAATTTGCCAGGTGGTGGTGGAGAAATGTCACATGGTTCAAACAATGAAGGTGTGGCAGGTTCATCATTCTGGCATAAAGCAGGTTCATCACACCATTATTATAACAACCAAGAAGAAGTCACTCATGGACAATGGGGTTCTGGTGGTGGTCATGGTTATTATTCACAACACTCTTACGCATACAACAACTCAAATGGTGGTGCGGGAGTCGTAATCGTTTACAATTATTCTTAAGTCACATGAAAGCACTAGTACACACTACAGCAGGTCTCGTTTGTCAGTTTGTAGAAGACGCAGACACATTTGAAGCACATAGCGATTACGCATGGAAAGATATCGATGAAACTGGATTATCTTTTGTTGCAGGGACAGACCAACCCCCAGATTTTGCTTATGATCAATCAACGGATACTATCTCAAGAAAAACAATAGCACCTGCACCATATGATCTGCAGAGAAGGTTTGCATATAATGAACTACCAGAACAACTCGATCAACTCTGGCATGACATTGATGATGGTAAACTAGGAGAAGACGCAAAGACTGGCATCTGGTACAACGGAGTCAAGAGTACGAAAGACGCATATCCAAAGGGTTGACACCTGACTGGAAATCCATTATAATACGAGGGTTCACTTGGTAAAACCAATGCCCTCTTTTATTTTGACCGCAACTGACGAAGACGGAACTGTCACAACTAAGGAGTTTGAAGGAACTATCCTACAGGATGTGGTGGAAAAGACCTCTGACTTCCTACATGGTGTCGGTTATGTTTTCGATGATCTCTATGTTATCGAAGAAGAAGTGGAGGACAATGATGTTCTTCCTTTCAGTGATGTTATGGAAGCAGTTCGGAATTCCGTAGCATCCGAAACTGAGGTATAATCCTCGGTTTCATATATAAAATGTAGTTTACTTTAGAATAAAATCTAAGTACAAATGGGTAAGACGTTTAGGCGGGGTGGTAGCGAAAAAGGCAACTACTCCTACGGTAAATCTATCCGAGACAAAAGGACTCGGAACTCGAAATCAAACTTTCTCGAAGACACAAATGGCAACTACAAGTCAAAAACAAATAGACAACAAAAATTCAATGCTCACGTCCAAGAAGAGGACTGGGGATGACATGGATTTCTATGAAGATGTTGACATGCTAGAGTTCGATGATGGTTCTGAAGTAGACACTAATCTTGACTATACAACACAATACTAATGACATCAAATGACAGAACGTGATGAAAAATTCAATCGGGGATTGACTCTGTTTGAAGAGTCATTACATAAACCTGATCATAAACTCAGGGCATGTGCGTTAAACCAAACATGTCTTGACGAACTGCTCGAAATACGAGATCATGTGTTAGAGTACACCCAGTCATTACGGAGAAGAGAGGATGTCTTACCTCTACCATAGTTCTATGTTTGATATAGACGAGAAGAGTCTATTAAAAGAGTCTCTCGTTAAATACGTTTCGTATTTACAAAAAAGATTCTTCAAAGATAAGAATATCTCGGAAGAAGATTATCATCAACAAATGAATCATATTGAATCAATTGTTGGAAAACTACATCTAAATGATCTCTATAAATTATGAGTATTGAAATGTTCTGCCCTCAGTGGTATTACGTTGAGAGCGTACCTGTTGAGTATCAGGCACAAATTGAAAAATTATTTGAACCGCAGATCAGAGACGAGAGTCTATATGTGCAATCCCCTTGGGATTGTAACTGTTTATCTACATTTCAATCTAAAAGTAATTTAGATCTACCTTGGAATGACTGGTTAGAATGTTGTAGGTCAACACTTGACAAGATGATTGACGCATTGCAACCTAAAATTGATATCGAAGTAGTACCTCAGGAAGCATGGGCAAATCTATATACTAAAGGTATGCATCAAGAGTACCATACACATAGTTTACCAAACTGTAATCTAAGCATGTGTTACTTGTATGATGTACCCGAAGGTGACCCATTGTTTCGGTTCGTTTATAATGGACATGATGACTATAAAAGGTCAGGTCTAACCGAAGCATTCGATATGCCCATACAAACGAGAATCGTCCCTAAGGCAACTAAAGGAGACCTTATTATATTTCCCTCGCATTATCCTCACTTCGTTGCTCCTAACCCCTCTGATGCCCCTCGCATCACATTCTCAGGGAACCTGTACGTTGTGCCAAACAACAAAGCGTCACAGGACACTCCCACACCATAAAATTCATGCTATGATTACTCCTGTAAACAAACCTCAGACTTCTATCGGCATCATTAAGTCGATCAAGAAGGCACTCAAAGAGGCAGACAATGACCCCTTTCTTTATTCAATCGATGAAATCAAAACTCTCAAACGCAAAAAGCGTGAATGGCAAGACCTTGAACGCAGGGCGAACATCGAAGAACGCAATGGGTTCGGTCAGTACCTATAAACTGGACAATGTAAACATCGAGTACAATAGTTCATTCGATTGTGTTCAAGAGAACGAGGATGATTGGGTATCTAGTTTCCTCGGTTCTGAATATGATGTAGTCAATTCACTTTATTAAATATGTCAGAGTCAACTTCCTATCATATCTACTACGATGATAAAGTTCTATTCAAGAACTTGAGTCTAGAAGAGTTCACATTGATCTGGAAGAAACTCTATCGGTCATACCATACTGATAGTATTACTTACTCAATTTGTAAGGATGACTTATGTACCTTAGAACAGAGTTATTAAATGAGAGTCAGACTGGAACCTCGAACAGGTAATCGAGAAGCACAAGAAATGTTCAGGTATCATTTACATCGTGATGGTTATGTTCATGTGAGCGAACGTCTCGATAGATGGTATGTTTTTCACCCAAATTCCAATACAGGTTTTTGGGTACACCCAACAAAAGACCCTAATTGGATTGTACACAAATGAATCCCTACAAAGTCATCTACTGGAAGGACGGTTCACTTGATCGCAAAGAGATCATCACCTTTGGTGAAGAGTCCACCGCTAACTTGATGGACTTGTTTGAAGAGAACATTAATTATGATGTACATTGTGTGAAATCCCAGACATTACTGACTAAATAGTATCAGTCAGGAGAACAAGATGATCTAAAACTCCATGATATTATGGAAATCAAATTCAACAAGTGAGGTTCAATGCACAACATCTTTACACAGAAACAAACTCCAGAGTTTACAAACTTTAACGCTGAAACATACGAAAACGAGTTATGGAATGACTACTTTGAATGTTTAGTCGATTCTGAAAACTTAAGACACAACCAATCAGCAAAGAAAATCTGTAGATATCTAGTTCCAGAATAGGACACTCTACATACTGTCACAAACCCCCACACAGGGGGTTTTTTTGTGCTATACTAAGGGTACTGACGAACGAAGTATGAATTTGAGACCCCATCAGCAAAGAGCATTCGATAGGATGCAGCAGTATGATATCGGTAAGATCATCGTACCTACTGGTGGCGGTAAGACTTATATTATGATCGCTGACTTGATCGAGCAGATGCAGCAGAGATATGACACTACAACTGTAGTTGTTGCACCTCGTATCCTATTGGCAAACCAATTGTGTGCAGAGTTCACAGAGTTTGTAAGCGATGCTGATATTATGCACGTCCACTCAGGTGAGACTCACTATACATCTAGCACTAAACCTGAAGATGTCAAACTATTTGTAAGCACACATACTAAGCATAAGATCATCTTTACTACATATCATTCATTACATCGTGTAGTTGATTCAGATATCACTATTGATACTGTATACTATGATGAAGCACACAATGGAACAGGCAAAAAGTTCTTTGAAGGTGTGAATGGTATGGTTCACAATGCTACTCGTAGGTTCGCATTCACCGCAACACCTCGCATGGGACGTGGTGTCTCAGCAAATCGTGGCATGAACAACTCACAAGTGTGGGGACAGACTCTAGAGAACGTACCCGCAACTGAATTGATCGAAGCAGGTGCTATTCTTCCACCTCAGATCGTACCTTTTGAGACTGATAGAGTCAGAGAAAAGCATAACGCACATGATGTTGACGCTGAGAACCTCAAGGACATTCTAAGTTCACTTGATAGTCAGCAGTCAGCAAAAGTATTAGTGGCAGCACCTAGTTCAAGGATCCTTGGGTTCATGTTGGGTAGAACTGACATCCTAGAGTATCTCAAAGAGAATGGATATGATGTACTACACATCACATCTAAGTTCGGTGCTATCATCAATGGCAAGAAAGTAGGACGTGAAGAGTTCTTCAATACTCTTACAGAGTGGGGCAACGATGACAATCGTAGGTTCGTTGTTTTCCACTATTCTATCCTATCTGAAGGAATCAACGTCAATGGTCTCACTCATACTGTATTGTTGAGGAATCTACCTATCATCGAAATGGCACAAACTATCGGACGTGTTATCAGAGTGCATAAGGATGACCGCAAAGCAGTTGAATCTGGTAGTATACCCTCTGGTGCATTCCACCTCTACAAGAAGGGTGCAGGTTATGTAACTGTACCAACTGGATTTAAGTATGGTGATCGCATTGCAAAGAGACTTCAGAGCGTGGTAGAGTACATTTTTGTGGAAGGCATCCCACCTCTTTCATATTGCTGATGTGTGACAGTTGACAAAGTGTCACAACATCCCACACAACACCCCAAATCTTTGTTATATTAATAATGTCGAAACAAACCAACCTAAGACTTTCAAGGTTGCGGACACCAGAGGTCTAATGGATTTAATCCTGATCAACGAAGGTTAATTTATTAATCTGTCTTGGCGATTCCTTTGCATACGCATTTAAATCGAACTTAAGCAGTTGAGTTTTGTTTCGACCCATCATAATCACAGGTCACTATGGTCACACTACAACTGACAAAAGATCAATTTTTTGAACTGTATGATGCAGTCAAAGATCTACCAGACATCTACAAATCCGAAGCACTTGCGGGTGAGTATGAATTGGATGCAGCACACTATGATCTTTTTGATGCAGTCAAAGTAATGGATAAAATTGCTCTTAATCCATCGGTCGAAATCTTTCTAGGAAAATAACCCTATGTCTAATAAATATTACAACAGTCAGGGTTTACTACGATGAGTAAGATCAAAGATGTCACCAACTCACCAGAAGACTGGGAGGATTTTTGGTACAATTCAGAGGATGGATTTTACTTTGATTCTGTTACTGGTTTATCCTACCAGATCGAAGGATGGGATGGGCAAGAGGACAGTGCATCAGAGTATCAAAAAAAGATCTATCTGGAATCTACCATCGCTGAATTGGAAAGTCAAGCAGATGACCCCATGGGAATCGGCAAGTGATGTGACAGTTGGCAAAGTGACCACTAAACCCCCACAGAGGGGTTTTTCTATGGCATACTAGTAATAGTTAAACAAACAACACACATGGACATCGCTCTCGAACGTGAATATGCTATCGACAACATGGCAGACTCACTCTTCGATCAAATGAAAGATTTGATCAAGCAAGATCAGCATAATGATGCTATTGCAGTTTGTGAAGAGTGGTTGGTAGATGGCAAAGACCCTCAGGATGGCGATTATAAGTTTATCTTCCTTAAGAACTTCACACTAAACGAGGACAACTAAAATGAAACAATCCGAAAAGGACTTCCAAAACTGGATCGAATCATGTCCCGACCTACTCAGGTTTAGACTTGAGTATGTTGACGTGAGAGCAGATGTTGAAAACGTCATCACAACTTACGAATACGAATTTGCGGATGACGAGACTAGAAAAGAGGTGACTGAAGCAGTCATCGAAGATTTCTATGATCAAGATTGGTCAGACCATAACGAATTCATTGCACACCTATTAGACAGGAGACTCTCATGAAAACTATCGATGTTCCTTTTACCTATGATCAATTAAGTGACGTGATTTACTATCTTGAGTGGAAGATCTCAGAGATCAACGAAGCAGGATGTGATCTCGAATTTCCAGAGATAGAGAACACCTTACAACAGTTACAGGAGACTCAGGACAGACTCAGAGTGAGAACTGACGAAGATTATCAACTCATGATGAACAATAGAGCAAAACAACCAACAGCAGAGTGGTAGTGTGCCAGTTCAATTAGTGTCACATGACCTATTGTAATAGGTCTCTGATGCTTTATAATATTAGTATAGCAACGGAGATCACACATGCACAACTTCAAACAATTTCTTGACTATTGTGAATCATTCTACAGTCCAGAGCATCCTGACTGTTTATATCCTATCGATGGATTGACTAGGGGTGAGTTAGCACTTGCAATTCTCAACTATCTTGACTTATGTGCAGAGGATGAGAATGTTAACTGGGGTGATGGTGATTCACTAGACAGAGAGAGAGTCAGAGATTTTGTTATTGAGCGTAGAGCAATTGATTACAACAGAATTCAGAAAATTTTAGCAATTGAAGATGCTAAGAACCCAGTAAGAGGTCTCAACTTCACAGGAGGACAGTAAGATGCAGAAAATTATCATCGAAGACATTACTGACTACAAAAAGTTACAGGAATGGATTGACAGTCTTGACCCTAGACTTAAAGAACAATACGAAAAGGAGGACAACTAAAATGAATCAATTTAAAGTCGAATGTTCAGAGGTTAATTACTTCACAGTATTAGTTGAAGCAGAAACCGAAGAGGAAGCAAGGAAACTTGCTAACGCAAACATTAACTCATTTGAAGTCGAAGATGAGTATGTTTCAGAGTGGACTATTGAAAGTGTGGAGGAACTGTAATGAGTTACGACAATTCAAAAGAGGTAACAATCAGGTTATCTAAAAGGGAACTCGGAATTCTCAACATGTATACCTCTGGTTTATTTGCTCGCATCGATAGCGATGTAACAGAGTGGGGTAGTTCATGCACTGGTCATGATACAATCGAACATGACTATTTTGGTAAGGATGCAATTCTCGGATTAAGAAAAGAAGTCAAGAATGCAGTAGACTCATTCTATACTCATGAGAATGATCTAAGACTACCAAAAGATCACAACGGAAATCCAAACCCTTGTGCCAGATGATAAAGTGGCACAAAACCCCTCGCAATGGGGTGACCTCTTGCTATAATAAAGACATGAACACACAAAGGAGAATTATGGAAAAAGGTTTAAACATCGAAGTCACATCTTCACAGTATGAGTATCTCTATGAAGTACTCATGGAAGCATACTCAAACGATGTTGCAGAGCAAAAAGACTGGGATGTCCAGACTTTCGATAACTTACTTGACAATGTAATGAATGCGAAGTCAACTTACTTGTCAGATTCAACTCGTGGGATTCTAAAACGATAATTCTTACATTCTTAATTCCAGTGGGTGACTACCTACACCCTATAAACATTTAATTTTATTCCTTTTATTATGAGTCATTCAGTCAACACAGAAATCCTTGAAAACCTTTACGATGAGATCTTAAATGAACTCAGTTTCAAGAATATCCAACTCGGTATTATGCTACCGATGCATAGACTTGAAGAGATCGCAGCAGATCACGCACAAAAACGTTTTGAAGAGTTAGGTTAACTCTTTAATAACGATTCTTCTAATTAAAACTTCACTTCAAACCTTTAATAAGACATGAACACAATTTTCGCAGCAATCACCGAGGGAGTTCCATTTTATGACTTCCCTAAAAGTCCAATTTTGGTGCTTGGGTTTTTTGGCATTCTCGTGGCAATGGTCACAGTATACACAGTTAATAAAGCATACTTCAATTCACCTTTTAACCCTGACAATCAAAAGAGATCATGATCACACAAAAGAAACCAACATTCGCTGAACTTGAGAAAAGATGGCGAGAGCATAATCATGAGTATAGCGAAGAGTTTACTCAAAACATCTACGATGCTCACATTGCAATTGCTGAACAGTTCCCATTCTTATATGACAGTTACGGATTCCCAAAGGAGGACTACTAAATGAAATTTACAGAAGACCAAATTGAATACCTTAAAGAGTGTGTTTCATTCCATTATGAAATGAACTCTGACATCAAAGAACATATAATTGACATTAACGCACAATGCAGCAAAAAACTATGGGAGTGTGCCAGTGAATAAAGTGTCACAACATGGGTTTCTTTTAATCTCATTATTGTTTATAATAATAGTATAAACAAACAAAGAACATTATGAACGCAACTTCAGTATACACAGAACCAGTAAACAGAATCAAGCAAAGAATTCTGTTTGATGACAATCTACAGAATATGGCATGTTGCTGTTGTGACTGGGCAGAATTCGTTGTTGAGATCAACGAGTGGGGAATCGAGAGACTTGGAGGTGTCTGGTTCGATGATCTTTCAGAATTCGATATACAGCACTTAGACATCTTCATTAAGGCAGAAAACGGTTACATCAGAGAGGAGGTTTAAATCATGTGTAACAATCAACTTAAAAAGTGGGAAACAGGAACAGAGGGAGAAACATGGGATTTTGGTTATGTTGACAATCCCAAGCAATTTATCGAAGAGGTTTTTGAAATCGCATTTGGGGATGATGCAATCAACCGTAACTATTCGATGGGCGAAGTTTTAGATAGACTCATGGAATTTAGTGATGATGCATTACGTTATAATGGAGAGTTAGACTAATGACTAATGTTCCAATCAGTTTTGACGAAGCATATCAGATGACGAGATTATACGATACTCTCAGAGATATGGATTTTGAACTTACTGACAATCAAGTGGCAGTATTTGATAAATTACTTGATATTCGTAAATATGTCAAGTCAGAGGGTGCCAGTTAATTATGTGTCACACTCTACCTCGCATCGGTGGTTCAAACCGCTATAATAAAGACATGAACAGAGCGTTGCTCACTTTATCAATTGCTGAGGGATACCCTCGCTTTGTTCAAACAATTTTCACTTTACTTAAAATCAAATGAGAATGACTAAAGTTCAAGTAGTTTCACAATTTCGAGAAATGCTTCGTGAGTCAGGTGCAAACCTTAGGGGCGATTCAATTGCTAAACGTGAAGCATTTAACGATTATGTTGACATGCTTAACAAAGATGGCGATGTAACCGACTGGCAAGCATACAACTGGAGCAACCCATTCTAATGACAATCACAGAATATAAAGAACTATGCAAACAAAATAAATTGCATATCGGTGAGGAAGTCCCTGAAGACAATGACACCAAGAACAACGAAGACGAAACAAACACTTATCAAGGAGCATAAACACATGATCATCGAAAATTTCAGTAGAGAGCAATTTATTTTACTCTCAAAGGCACTTGATAATTATCGTATTTACATGACATCAGAAGAAGAAACTTTATCTGAAGAAATTTTAGATAATGTCTTTTATCCATCTATTGGAATGAGTAAACCGAGAAATACCGCAAAGGTTACAAGTATAGCGGAAGCGATCCGCAAGGGACATAAGTAACTATACTAACCTAAACAAAATGAGTTGGAATCTTATCCCTTGGAGCGAACAAACAACGAACGTAATGGCAACAATGACCTATGAAGACTTAATCACTAAGTTACAACAATTGAACCCTAATCAGTTGAAGAAAAATGTTGCTATCTATGATGAACATTTAAATGAGAAGGTATTAGTTCACAATGAATTAATCTTCTTTGATAACAATCAGTTCCCCTATTTAAAGATTTAAATGAACTTCCAAAAAGGTGACTATTACTCACTAAATGACTTAAATGGATGGGTTAATTTCATCGATAGTAGTTATATCACTCTTGTTATAAATGAGTGGACTAAATGTGATGAATTAGCAAAAGGTAGTCGTAGTAATGTACATCAAGTGCAGTTACTAGTATACCCTCACCAATGGAAAGATATGGTGAAAAGTAATCGAAATCGCTTTGAAGATGGTCTACTAAATAACACTCATGAGAAGTAATCCGCAACCTATTCTTAATAGCGAGTTTAACACATTTTGGACTATATGTAAAGAACTCGTGGTAAGTACTTGGGAGTTGTATAGAACAACTGTAAGTAACAAAGTAACAAGAATAAGGGAAGATTAACGAATGTTGTTAAATATTAAAATAAATCTATTGTTGTTAACAATACCGAGATTAATTGCTCAGGTAATTGTACTCTTAGCACGCAACTTACCGATTGTCAATGATAGTCAGCAAACACAGATTTTCTTGACAGATTATAAACAATTATGGTATAATAACTCTGTAAGGGTTCAGAAATTCCTCTAAGTATCAATGCTAAGTAACATCAAAGCACCTCAGAAGTACATGGAGTTGTTAACACTTTGGGAGGAAGGATTATGCCCACTAAATGAAGGTATTGCTTTGTTTCAGTTCTTGTTAGATACTGACCAATGTTGGGAGGATGAGATATTATCTAATACAGCAAGTTATATGGTTATGGAAGGATTTTGTTATTACGTTTACACCCCTTAATTAACAACAATGACCCAAAAGATGCTCTATAAAGTTTATAACAATGAATGTGAACTTATAGGGGAGTTTGTATCAATTTACGATATGGAACATTTTATGGACGATGTTAGAAACTCACGGGGAGAGAGGTATAAAGAATTGCCCAGATTATCGGTATTTGATTATATTAAATCGATCGGTTACTATATGGAAATTAATTGCCCTGTGACAGTTAAATAAGTGGCACAATAGGGGTTGTAAGGGGTTGCCCACCTGCTATAATTAATGTATACCAAACAAAGGGACACATGAGAAAAATTGAAAGACAAATGAACAACGCAATCAGAACAGGCAAAAACTTCTCATCATCCAATACAATGGTTAAGCAAGGATGGGAGGGAGAAGCAGATGTTTATTTACATGGAAATCACATTGCAACTGTGAAGAACAATTCAATCGTCATTAAAGATGGGGGTTGGCAGTCTAATACAACGAAATCTAGACTTAATGCACTACTAGACGAATTTTCTTATGGTATGAGAGTATTTCAGAAAAACTTTGAGTGGTTCGTATCTTATAAGAACGTTAAAGAGGATTTCGTAAGCGGTATGGAGTTAGCAATCGACTAGTTGACAGAATCACAGTTATAGAGTATAATAGAGGGGTACAGACAACCCCTCTTTTTTATTGTTTATGACTTAAGGCAGTAATCACAGTTACTAATTATTAAGAATGGCAGTTAAATTGCCCCCCTTAAATATAAAAAAGGGCCATAACCTAACCTACAAAGGTACCCCAGAGCAAGCAATATATTATTAAAGATCTTAAATACTAGTAGATTCAAAAAATTTCCCAGAAAAATTTATGCCTAATAGAGATTATCCCCAAGATCTACGAGTATGGTGTCTAGAAAGTTTGATTCAGATGGAAAGTCAACTCCACAGTGACATGTACCAGGTTGCAGACATGTACCTGGGTTCGTATACAACTAAAAACTCCGAAGCACTATATACACTATGGATGGGGTGGAAACTAAAACACCCCACTAAGAATACGAACCCCCTGTAAAATAAATGTCACAAAGATTCTACACAACACTCGAAGAAGACGACTTTGGCGATCTAATCCTTACGATACCTTACGAAGTGTGTGAAGAACTTGGATGGTCCGTCAATACAAAACTAGATTACACTATAGAGGAAGACTCCTTTACACTGAAGAAACACCCAGATGAATAATGAACAAGAAGTAGCAGAAGCACTCAATGCTATCAACGATTGTCTAATTGCATTAGGTAAGCGTTTACAAGAAGTTGAGGAGTATGTTGCTACAATGAATATTGCTGAGAAGGTGTTGTATAAACCAAACGGACAGGAAAAGTACTTAAATATAAAGGAAAACTACGATCTTATCTACCAGAGATTAGATAAACTAGAGAAAGAAAGACCATGGGATGTAAAATAGTCGATGGACGTGCAGGTCAGATCACTGATGTATGTCAGGATGCTGATGGTTGTCCACGCTTTGAACCTTTACCTGCTGATAGAACGATCGGTATCAAGTATCGTGAATACCCAAAGAGTAGTATTCGTGGTAGTCTGAATAGTTTAAACAATGTCAATGTGAATATCACTGGTGCTGAAGGACAAGCAGTGATGTATCCTTCCATTTTAGTCGGTAATCAAGGCGGTCGTGCTACATTTGGTGGCAATCCTGGAACATTCTCACAACCTGTGTCTGCAGCAAACTGTGGTAAGGTAACAAGAGCAGGTACACTTTGTACTGGTTTCAGTAATGGTGCTACTGCAGTGTATGATTATTTCCCTACAGAACTCTCATTTAGTTTTCAGAACAGTGATACTTGGTTTTCTTACATCTACACGATGAATAGTAACTCAGGTCAGATTGGTATAGCATCTTATATCATTGAGGATGAACAGCGGGGAACCACTGGAGGTACTTCGGATGGTACTCCAACGGGCGATCCACTAAGTGATAGTACCATTGCCAATACTATTTGTCACCCTTGTGCAGGATTTACCTGTACCCCCGCTTCCACACAGTGCTCATATACTATCGAAAGTGATGTAGATTACACTGGAGATGAAGATTGTCCCCACCCGACGCTGTTTGGCATTGGTACAGGAAGTTTTAAAGTGGTGTTTACCTATGATTCTCTATCCACTACGATTCCAAACGGTGTAACGGACCTCTCAGTGTCCTATGATGGCACGAATTACTCCGATGCATGGAACGAAGGTGAGAACTTTGGTATCTCATTTGACTCTCCACAGAATACTTGGCAAGCAGGAGATGAAGCAGCAGATACCTTTACCGTGTATACACTTGAAGCAACAGGTAAAACTGGTCTTCAACTGAATATTCGTATCGCACCGATCGTCGATGAGTCGGGATCCACTGTTGCATTCACAGGAACACGTTGGACTATCTTAGATATTGTTCAACCTGGCACAGGATATGCACAAAATGATACATTTAACATCACTCACGATCATATTCACCCTGATAATACGACTACAACCTTTACATTAACTGTTAAAATCACTGCTGTTGGACCAATCGAGTCCCAATCTGGGTCAATTGCTGATGTTTTGCGTAGTGGTGATACATTAAATGGTCATGAAGTGACTCGTGTTCTTCATGGACCTTCAATTGATAGTGATTATAGTACATCAACAGGTCTCTTCCCTTACCATTTTGCTTATTTGGATGGAAATGGCAACGATTTTACTAAAGACACCTCTTATACAAGTAGTAGAGCACACCAAGTAACTGCAATTGCAGGTTACGGAATCAAAGATGTAGGATTTTTCGGTGGACTTTATGAGTTTACGGATAAGTCTGTTCAATATACTACTGGTTTTGTTGACAGGAATGCTCCTGACGTCTATAATACCCTTGTTCAACCTTCATGTACCGTGAAATTAGACAACGGAAGAGTTGATCGTGTCGAGATTGACAACAACGGAGGAGGTTCTGGGTGGAATACACTCGGTAGAATCCCTGAGTTGAGTATTACCGCACCAACTGTAGACTCTGGAGAGGCAGCGCAGGTCGTTGGTGACTTTGAAAACGGTGTTCTAGTCAATGTTACCGTCACAAATCAAGGAAGCGGGTACGTTGAGAGCAATCTTCCACAAGTTTCCGTTACAAATATCCATAAATCAGAGAATTTTACAGTTGAAGACGCTGCTGTGCGCGAATTTGGGTTCGATAACCTCACTCAGTTCTATAAAACGTTCCCAGATGCAGTAGATGCGTTCCCAGAACTTGATCAAACAGCAATTCAGACAATTTTATCGCAACATGAGACACTAAAAGCAAATGTTGAACCAGTAAAGGCGTATTCGAGGAACGAACCGAACGTAGAAATCAAAAAAGACCCCAATTATAAGCGTAGAGACGAGATGGTGCAGCGTCTTTTTAATAGACAGGACGTAGAAGGACTAAAAGTAACACTTAATCCCCCACAAACTTACAAAAGTATCGATACAGTTGACTTTGGACCGTCTAAAGAAGCGCAAGACCTCAAAAAGTCTGCTAGAGAACTGATGGAAACACCTGCAATTGATAATGAGGTGCAAATTGAGAGTTTAATCCAAGAAGTGATCCCTGAAACTAGCATTTATGACGAATCTTACGTCGAAACTGTGCGTGGACCCTTTTCAGAACTGCCATATTCGTCTGACCTCACTAAATACTTCATGAGACAGTTTATACCAGATGGAAGAGGAGAAGTAAAGGTTAAGCTTTCACTTGGCGTGACGCAACAGAACGTAGGAAATGCACATTTCTCTTGTACCGCATCCGCAACTACAAGAGCAGACGCAACAGACGCTACTACTGGTGCGGTTACATCATCTACATTCTCATTTCCCTTTGGTCAAGTTCCTCAAGGACCTGGTTGTCAGAATTGGAGTTGTAACGGAGACATGACTATCCGCAATGACTTTACCAATGCATCACAAACCATGGCAAAGGCAACAGAAAGATACGGTAACCCTTATAACGTAACGTAATGTCAGTACAAGCAGCAGCACTATTCATGGGAACATGTAGTGGACATGGTAAAGCAAATGGTGTCAACTGGCACCCAGGTCCAGGTGGAGGCATCTTATCTCCTTGCCCTCATCCATCTCTTGCACCTTATATTGTACCAAAGGGTATGGAGATTGCGGATAATTTTGCAACATGGTTACCTACAGCACAACTTCCGTTGGAACCTATTGTAAGAAACGTGGTAATTAATAAGAAGATCCCTATTATTGATCAGGATAACTTAATTCCACATCCTACAGTCACACAGCATGTTACTATGTCAGTAGGATTCAAATGTTTCACGGTAAGAAATACTCCTGCGTGGCATTGTACTATTGGAACAGGCGGAGGTGGTCGAGAAGCAGCTACAGGTCATGCTCGAAGACTTTTTGCAACTACAAAGACAGTATTCATTAATGGAAAGCGTGCAGGTAGGATGGCAGATCCATTTGGAAATAAAACAGTTCCATTTCCATGTTTGAGTGTCGTTGCAGGAGCAAGTAAAGACGTATTCATCGGAAGTTGATAAATAAAGTGGGATAGCAACCCCATTAAAAGTTCTAATGTCGTATACATTACACTTTTTAATGATTAATCCCGATCGCGATCCAAAGTACATGTTAGAAACACATGGAACTGTAGGACTAGTCACAGATTACGGTTCGACTGCCTACATAGAGAAAGCAAAAACTAAAAAAGAAGTTAAAGCACCTAGCAAATGGCGTTAAAGGATATAAAAGGTCAAAACTTTAAGAGGTCTCGAAGATTCGACGACCTTAATATTGCTTTGACCAAAAATCCTTTTACAAAAGATGTCTATAGTGTGAAAAACGACAACGCTATCAAACAAGCAATTAAAAACTTGGTTCTCACCTCTCCTGGTGAGAAACCATTCCAACCTCTTGTAGGTTCAAGGGTAAGTCAATTACTTTTTGAACCTTTGGATGCATTTACCGCAGATGCAATTAAGCAAGAGATCATAAATACCATTACACAGCATGAACCAAGAGTAAATCTTACTGAAGTCGATGTAACACCGATCTATGCGAATAACAAGATCAACATAACGGTAGAATATCAGATTGTCGGATTGCCCATTGTTGAATCGATATCCTTTGTCTTACAGAGACCCGAATAATGCAACCGAATAACCTAACAGCACTAGACTTTGAAGATGTCAAAGCAAGTATTAAATCATACCTAAGAACTCGAAGTGAGTTTACGGATTATGACTTTGATGGTTCTGCATTATCGTATATGGTTGATGCACTTGCTTATAATACTTACTATACAGCATTCAATGCTAACATGTCACTGAATGAAGCATTCTTGCCTTCATCTACAGTTAGAGATAACGTCGTTAATATTGCCAAGTTAATGAATTACACTCCTAGAAGTGTAATTTCATCTAGAGCGTCTGTAAAAATTGATGTTCAGACTTCTCAAGCAAATGGAGTGTACCCAAGTAGTGTTACCTTGAAGAAAGGTTCTATTGCGACTGGTGGTAACTTCGTTTGGAACATTTTAAGAGATACTACTGCTGAAGTTAGTCCCACTACAGGTATTGGTACCTTTCCTGAGGTTTGTATCTACGAAGGACAAATTGTAAACTTCCAGTACATTGTTAATACCTTTGCAAGACAAACATATGCAATCCCTTCTGCAGAAGCAGACCTTGCAACACTCAAAGTTAGTGTAAAAGCAAACGAGACTGCCACAGCAGCGGATATTTACAACCAAGTAGACACTGTTACTGGTCTAACCGCATCTACCCGCGCATACTTCCTTTCTGAAGGTGAGGATATGCGCTTTGAGGTTAGGTTTGGTGATGATAGTGTCGGAAGAGCATTAAAAGACGGAGAAGTCGTACAATTCGAGTATTTGGTGACTTCTGGCAAGGAAGCAAATGAAGTTAACTCATTTGGTTACGTTGGAACCGCGATAGATGCTACAGGAACTAATGTTGTTACTTCTGATGTAACTCTAACGGTTTTACATCGTTCTCAGATGGGAACTGGTGCGGAAAGTATTGAATCTATCAAATATAACGCTCCAAGATACTACTCTTCTCAATATAGAGCAGTTACAGCGCAAGATTACGCTTTAATCACTCAAAGGATCTATGATAATGCGGATTCCGTTGTTGCTTATGGTGGAGACAGTTTAAATCCTCCTATTTACGGAAAAGTCTTTATTGCAATCAAAACTAAGACAGGATCCCTTCTAAATGACGCTACGAAGAAGGAAATTTCTGCTAACCTTAGGAAGTATGCCATGGCATCGATTGACCCTGTTGTAGTCGATCCTGATAACGTATACATCTATACTAAGATCTTTGCTCTATACGATACTGGAGCAGGAAGTAGTTCCTCACAGATTAAAACTGATATTCAGACATCGATTAATGATTGGGCAACTCAAACACAAATTAATAACTTCAACTCAACCTTTAGAGGTTCTGCATACGAGAAAGCAATCACTCTTGCTAATAATGCCATTACTGACGTTTCACTTCAGACAACTACTCTAAAATACATTACACCAAATAGTAACCAGACCAATACTTACTGTATTAGCACTGGTAGTGGACTTTATAACTCCGCACCTTCTAAAGATGGTGATGACGGTACTTGTAAGAAAGAACCTGTCTTGTTATCAGGAACATTTAGAACTGCAGACCGTCCTGGAGTAGATCAGCAGTTTGAAGACGATGGATATGGAAATCTACGCATTTTCTATAATACAGGTACTAAAAAGGTATATACGAACAACTCAATCGGTACAGTCAACTATGATACTGGAGAAATCTGTTTTGGTCCAGTAAATGTGATCAGTACAGGAACAAATGTTCCGTCTTCTTCGGCAGTAAATATCACAGACACTGTAACTGGTGCAGGTAGTGTTACAGATCCATCACTTCTCCCTGGAGACCTAAGGATTCCTGTTATTACTATTCCTGCCAACAGTGGTACCATTCCTGCTTCAACCCCAGGAACAATTATCAATATTATTAGTCCTGAGGTAACAGTATCACCAATTGGTACAACACCACCTGCCTCTGTCCCTCTAAATAGTTTGACACCAACGATATTTGATGATACCCCCTCAGTTGTGGAGGTTGCACCAATTGATAACAGCGGTGGTCTAAACACATCAACCTGTTTCTCGTAAAGCGTAGATGAACATTAATAAGGTTTCCCAGTCGATTGAGTCTCAATCACCAGACTTTATTGGATCAGAATATCCTCTGTTTAATAAGTTTCTTGAGTATTATTACAAATCTCAAGAGAAGACTGGTTTAGGGCAAAATATACTTAATAACTTCCTCCAGTATCTTGATATCGACAAACTCGATATCGGTATCCTAGATGGTGCGACAACGCTTGTAGAAGCGATTACAGATAGTTCAGATAAGATCGTTGTTGAGAGTATCAACCCTTTCCTAGAAACGAATGGGTCTATTCTAGTTGGCGATGAAGTCATATATTATGAAGGTGTAGATAAATCTCCAGAGATCTCACTTTCTCCAGGTATTTCATATGAACAGGTAAAACTTAAGTGGACTACTCTTGCTAGTCTTATCAACAGTTTTGATGGTACCACTACAGCATTTGCAATAACATCTCAAGACAGTCCAATTGCTCCCCCTTCAGCACAGCATTTGGTTGTTTCTTTGTATGGTAATATTTTAGTTCCAAATATTGATTATACAGTTAGCGGATCAAATATCGTATTCACTACTGCACCTAGAACCAAAATTCCTGCTGATGATGCAGGTTCAACTTACATCTTCTATCTTAGCGGTTTTGTTGAGAACACCATTTATGGATTAGACAATCTTTCTGGTGCTTTTGGTGATGGTAAGAAGCAATTCAGTCTAACTCGTAATGGAGTTAAGTATGAACCAGAAGTTGAAGAGTATTTGAATGTCATTTATGATAATCGTCTCTTAGTTCCTAAAGTTGATTACTTTATTGATGAAGATCAATTTGTATTTAAAGTAGCACCCCTTAACGGTCGTTTCTTATCAATCCATGCAATTGAGGCACCTATTCCGTCTTTCGGTAGTGGTGCAGTTGGTTTTTCTCGTATTAATGATAATGGACTTCTAACAAGTGTCTCATCTAGTGCTATTGGTACTGGATATCGCTTTGAATATCCTCCTCAAGTTAGCATTGACTCTGAGCAAGGTTCAGGTGCTGCTGCAACTGCCCTTGTTAACGGTTTGAAGTCAATCACCCTACTAGAGGGTGGAAGGGGTTACAGCACGACTAACCCTCCTGTTGTGCAGGTTCAATCTCCTACTAAAACTGGTTCTAGTCAAGCAACTATTAGTGCAACGGTTACTGACGGTTCAGTTACTGCACTGAGCATTACTAACTCTGGTTCTGGTTATACCTTTACTCCTAGAATTACTTTTGTTCAACCTGGTGGGGCAAAACTGGGTACTCCAGTTATTACTAATGAACAGGTAACATCAATCCCTGTTACTGACGGAGGTTTTGGTTATACTACTGCTCCAACTGTTTATATTGATGAATCAACTGGTTCAAACCCAATTAAGGCAGCATTAAGAGCAAATCTTACTGAAGGTAAGGTTACTAGCATTTCAATCTTAAATGCAGGACAAGGATATACAACTGTTCCTAGAGTTGCGATTGTAGACCCTGTAGGTGCACAAGTATTACAAACTGTTGTTGATGGTGATGGTAGAGTCATCAGAATCGAATTACTTAATGGTGGTGGCGGATATGACGATGTTCCTTCTGTTTATATTGTAGATAATAGAACTAACGGTGGTACTGGCGCAACTGCGGTTGCTTCTATTTTCAACGGTCGAATTACTGATCTTAATATTACTAATTTTGGTAGCGGTTACTCTGCTGCTAATCCTCCTGAGATTGTAATCCAAGCACCTCCTCAGGCAAAAGCATCTGTTGAAATTGGTCTTAATGAAGTCACAGGTTTCGTAGTTACTGAGTCAGGTAAAGGATACAACAAGGCAGCATTTACTGGATGTGCGAGAGCAGCATCTGGTATTACTAAGTACACTGAAACAGGTAATGCAGTATTCAGTAATAACACTACAGCAGCATCTGCAGCGGTTGGTTCAAGCGTTAAGTGTTTGGATGCACTATTTGTTAAGAGACTACTAGACAAGTATACAGAACAGTTCTTACCTGATGTTCCAGAACTTGACTACTCTAAGATTGATGTTCGTACATCGATCAAAACTATTAAAGATTTTTATTCATCTAAAGGTACTTCGTTCAGTATTGCTTATCTGTTCAAGTTACTTTACGGTGAAACTGTTACGGTCACATATCCAAAAGACCAAATCATCAAACCCTCTGCAGCAACTTGGTCTATCGACACAATTTTGCGTGCAACCCTAGTAAGTGGTAATGCTGAGAATATTAGAGATGGTTTGTTAACTCAAGAAGCAGATATTGCAGATCCTAATGTAACTGCTGCAAGTGCCTTAGTTGAAAACTATATTTCAATCAAAACCTCTGATGTAGAGATCTTTGAACTTGTTCTTTCAGAAGAAACTATTGTTGGGACGTTTACCGTACCATATAAGACAAAACTTGCTGAACCTCTCAATCAAACTGATTCGATCATTACGGTTGACTCTACAATTGGTTGGCCAGAACGAAATGGTGAGTTTGTCATCGGTGGTGGTACAACAACTGAACTTGTACAGTATAAAGAGAAATCACTCAACCAGTTCATCGAATGTACTCGTTCTGCAAACGGTATTGTAGAAGACTGGGATTCTGCAACTCAAGTTGCTTCTAACTTCACGGTATATGTGAATAGAGGAACTACTCAAGAAGTAGTGTTAAATGTTGTTGGTATTGTTGATGCACAGCAAACTGTTCTTACTGACACTGGTTCATACTACTTACCTGGCGATAAACTCGCTGTGTCTAAGTTAGGTGGAACTAGTATTGATCCTCATTTAACTACATGGTTATATAACGTCAAAAAACTTATCAATGTCTCTACAGTTGTCTTTGGAGGTGTTAATAATAGGTTTGCAACTATTACTTGTTCAAACAATCACGGTTTATTGGTTGGTGATCAGGTTACAGTTTATGGTGCAAACCCAATCATCTATAATGGAACATTCCTTGTAACATCTAGGGATAGTGCAACAGTATTCCAGTATCAGTTACCCCAACCCGCAACTGTGGTACCACAGGGTAACATTTTAGTATCTGTTGACTTGAACAAAGGTAAGTCTACAAGTACTGCTGTATTGAATGCTATTGGTCCTTATACGACTAACGTTCAAAACTCATTCTTCAATACAAACTATGCATACCTAGCATCTACAGGTATTCCAAACTATAATATTGGTCCTTTCCCAGGATCTGCTCTGCTTCCAGGAAACCAACGTAAGTTGAATCGTTTCCCGATTACTTCTACAACAATTTCTACAAAGAATACTGTTTCTCCAGGTCCTATCGGAACTTGGGTTAATGGCGTCTCTATCTGGTCTTATAAGTCAACTCTCAAGAAAACCTTTGGTGCTGTAACTAGCGTTGCTATTACAAATGCAGGTAAAGAATATGATGCTGCCTCTCCACCTGTATTAACTATCAGTGGTGGCGGAGGAACTGGTGCAACTGCTGCAGTTGTTGTTAACGGTTCTGTTAATGAAATTACTGTATCTACAGGGGGTTCTGGGTTTACTTCTTCTCCTCTAGTCTCTATCGTTGGTGGAGGCGGTTCTGGAGCGTCTGCAACTGCTATTATTACAAAAGGGGTTGTCTCTAGAATTCTAATCAACTCAGGTGGTAGTGGATACACCTCACAACCTTCTATTACTGTTGTTGGTGGCGGTGGTACTGGTGCTGCAGCAACTGCATCTGTTCGTGGTCCTATTCAGTCTGTTTCCGTTGGATCAGGTGGTAGTTCTTATACTTCTACTCCTACGGTATCGTTAAGTTCTGGTAGTGGTGCTGTTGCACAGGCAATTGTACAGAATGGTCGTATTATTTCGATCGCTATTATTTCTGCAGGTTCTGGATATACAACTGCTCCTGAAATTACTATTCAGGGTGAAGGTTTTGGTGCTGTTGCTAGAGCATCTATTGATACTGATGGTGAAAATGCAGGTAGAGTTACAAGCATTTCTATTATTAACCGAGGTATTGGATATCTTCAAGGAACAACTATCATTAACTTGAACTCTGTTGGTTCTGAAGCAACTTTTACTGCAAACGTATTTGAATGGACTTATAACTTACAATCAACTACTACATTTGATACTGCTAAGGGTTCTGTCTTTGAAGGATTTAATAATCAGTATGGTGGTGAGTATGCTCACTTATCAAACCCTCAAACACTAAGATATATTCTTGGTGACAACTTATTTGAAAATGCATCAGGCGTAATCAAAGAACAGGAAGATGGTTTACTACACTCTCCTATTATTGGTTGGGCATTTGATGGTAACCCAATTTACGGTCCTTATGGTTACTCTGATCCTACTGATCAGTCATCTGCGATCCAAAAACTTAATACTTCATATAGATTAAAGACAAATCTTGTTTATAATGTAGATTCTAACCCAAATCCTGTTAGAACAGCAGGTCCTTTACTATCTGCTGAGGCAGCAGGTAAATTTGTTGAGGACTATGAGTATGTGTTCGGTCTTGGTGCATTAGATCAGTATAACGGTAGATTCTGTAAGACTCCTGAGTATCCCGAAGGTAGATATTCTTACTTCGTTACTATTGATGCAACTGACGATGGTAATCCATTATTCCCTTATGTTATGGGTCCTAGTTTCAACTCTGTTGTTGATTCTTGGAACTTGAATGCTAGTGCACAACAGCAAAATATTCCTACTGGTGTTGTTAGATATCGTGATCCTTATGAGAATGTTGATATTGACGTTGAGAGGGCACCCAATGCTTCTACAAACGCTCTAACACTAGAGAATGGAGATGTATTACTATTTGATATAGAAGACGAAGATAGAAGTGGTGTTATTGAAGCGGATGAGACTGCTGATCCCGATCAGGTCTTTGAAGAGTCACCATTACAGTTATTTGATTACTTCCCCAAAGTCAAGTTTGACTCTAAGGTTGATATTGAAGTTGAAACAACTACTAAGTTTGAAGATGCTTCTGTAACTGGATTTACAGTTGAAAACCCAGGTATATCTTATCAGGTTAATGATAGACTAATCTTTGACAATACTGATACCGATGGTAGTGGTGTTTCTGCTCGTATTTCTAGAATTAAAGGTGAAGCGGTTGAAGCATATACATTTGAAAATGTAAGTGGTAATAACTTCGGTGTTCTTACTACAGTCAATCCTCACAACTTACAAGCAGGTGATAGTGTCTTTATTGACTACACTCCTGTCATGGACAGCACTAATAAGACATTTGTTGTTCGTCAATTTAAAGGTATTGAAGAGATTGTAGTTAATCAAACTGGATCTGGTTATAATACTGATATTCCTCCTACTATCATTATCGATGGTAATGGAACTGGTGGTAGACTTGAAGCAGTTGTAACTTCTGTTGGTTCTATTGAAAATGTCAATATTATCAACTCTGGTTATGGATACACAAGTAATCCTAGAGTTATCCTTTCACATCCTCAAGTCTTCAAAAAAGCAGACTACTATGTTGCTAAGTTTACTAATAGAAACTATGTGAGGATCAGTGATGTATACATTAATGATTCTAAAGAAACTTATATTTGCGGTAAAACTTATGATGCTGCATCTAATGATGTTGCATTCATTGCAAAACTCTCTGCTACAGGTGTTAAGGAATGGGAAGCATCCTTAGAACTTCCAGGTGGTCAACAAGACTCTGAATTCCTCAAGTTGTATGTTGATGGTAAGAGTATCTGGGTTGTTGGTCAAAATAGTCCAAATAGTGTTATTCTTTCCTCTTATAACCCTGATGTTATTCTTTGTAAGTATACTGAAGCAGCAAACGGACTAAGTGCAGCATTAACCTTCCAAAAAGGTTATGCAGGTATCTCTGGTTCTACTCGTGGTGACTTTATCACTGCTATTAAGAAATACTCTGATACTAGATTCATTATTGGAGGATATACCAATACTAACTCTGGTGCACCGTATGATGCTTTCATTGCATCTATCGATACTAGTGGTAACTTTGCAATCAAGAGAAAGATTGCATCTTCTAACAAATCGGAAAAGATTACTGATATTGTTATCGATGGAACAGACGTTTATGCATCTTTAGAACTTGCTGCTACACAATCTAACGCAGATATTGATACTGGTGTTGCTAAGATTGCTTTTGGTGTTAATACTATTAGTGTAACTTGGATCAAGCAATTTGCTAATAGTCTGTATTCTATTATGGATACTAGTCTTGCTATTGATGAATTCAAAGAACTTTATGTTACTGGTGGTCTAAGACTTAAGTCAGACGATACTACTAGAGATAGTTTCTGGGTTGGTAAGATTGATGCAAATGGCACATTTATCTGGAACTATCGTTATCTTGCTCCAACTGGAGGATCTATTACTGTTACTCCTAGTTCTGCAATTGATATCTTTGGTGATTTAAACATTGCGTTTACTAGCACCAATAATACCAATACTTTACCTACTGTTGATACTGTCAAGATTGGTTATGACGGAAAAATTAAAAATCATACAACTAACCAATTTACACAAAACAATACTGAGGGTATTACTGCTTACTCTGTTGATGTTGATAACTCTGGTGATATTAATATTGTTGGACAAACTCAATGGAATAGAAACGAGTTTATCTTCCCCTTCACTGCAGGGTCTAATGCTGATACAACTACTCATTATACCTTAACTTCTACATCAACAAACAACTCCATCACTTATGCCAATGATGTTGCTAAGATCCATGGTTATGCAACTGGTGCAACTACTTGGACTCAAGGTAATCTGCAAATTACTTCTGCTCAATTAGGAGCAAGACTTAATAGTGACTTCACTGTTGAGATGATGATTTATAAAGATACTAATACATCAAGTTTAACTGGTGGTAGTATCACTCAACATACTCTTCTTGCTATCGGTGATGCTGAAGAGGCAACTGGTGGTCTTTGGTTATACTATGACGTAAGTAGCGGATACTTAGAACTTGTTGTAACTAACGCAACTACTAAACTTAATAGTGCATCTGGTGCAGGACAGTCCTCTCTCAACAACATGTTTGCTGATAATACATGGCAGTTTATTGGATTGAAGAAAGAAGGAAATGTCTTTACCGTCTATGTGAACGGTATTCAAGCAATTCAATCTACAGTTCCTAGTACTGCTCTTGGTAGTAAGCATCTTTATGTTGGTCAGATCCCTGGTAGATCTGGTAGTGCAGGTAACTTTAGAATCAATGAGCAAGGTCAGTTCCATGTTGATAACTTCAGATTAAGAAACAGAGCGATTACTCCTACTGTTCCTTCTGATGTTAGTGCATTCCCAACTGCAGGTGGATTTGGTCTCCAATACACTTGGACTGATACTGCATGGTTCACTACTAACCTTAACAGATATGACTTCATCGATTATGATGGATTCTCACTTAAAATTGATAAGAATGCTGATGCTGCAAGAATCGGTACAGTTTCTACTCAAACTAATACTCAACTAGGATTTACAAGAACTGCTGTTACTCCTGTAACTGGTAGTACTCTTACAATGCAGAATACTGGTTATGCTTTATCTGAGGCAGGATTCCAATCTCTTGACTTTGATGATGCTACAATCAATATGACTCCTGCAACTGAGACTCTTACTTATACTCAGGATGTTTGGAGTTCTAGAACTGCAACTGTTCCTTCTCCTGGATCTCAGAAACTTAATGTATCTGCTGTTGTTAAAGACAGATATTTCTTCAAGGTTACTCCTACAACTAAGATTGATAACATTCAAGAGTTAACGATAAATCAGTCATTTAGGTTTACTGTTGGTAGTAAGTTACGTCTAAACAATGCTGCTGGAACATTTGTCAACAGCGGTTATATCGTAAGAGTTGATGATGCAAATAATAAAGTATATCTTGCTGTAAACAATAATACATGGACAGATGATACTGCTACTGGAAACTTAGTAACTGAACAGTTTAGTGAGCAATCAACTTATGGTATTGTTGGACCTATTCCAAATGATATCAACGTTATTGAGGGTTATACATTCCCATTAGTTAATAATACAACTCCAGGAACTTTTGATATTGATCTTGACAAATATAATTTAGATGGTACTTACAACGCAGCAGGTAGTCAAAATCTTGACTCATTTGCTAAATTCAAACCATTTGCAACTATTGATTACTCTGTAAGAATCGATGAAGTAGGGGGTTCTTCTCCATTCATCGTTGGTTCTGTTGTACAACTGACTTCCAGTGATATCTCATTCAATGCAGCATATAGCACAACACAGATAACAAACTTAACTGGCGTAACCAAAATTACATTAGTTGCTAATCTTGATAAGATCTTACAAGTTTCTTCTGTTGCAAACAGTGATGAAGTTTACGTTATTACAAGTACTAGTCATTACCTTTCTGCAGGAGACGTACTTTATGTTGATGGTAACCCATCTCAGACTGTAGGTAGTGTTGTATATGATGAATACGATGGTGCATTCCCTGTTGATCGTGTTATCAGTCCTCTTGAATTCACTTATAAGTTAAATCAAGCAGCAGTTACTTCACCTGCTACAACTGCAGGAAATGTCAATATCTTCATGAAGTCTCCGACTTTGAAGATGTACTATGGTCACCAGTATATCTTTGACTTAAGTCACTCCTCACTTCTTGGTGGCAACCTTTCCTTTGCTAAGGATAGTCTATACAAACTTGAATATTCATTCAACTCTATTGAAAGGGTCGGAACCCCTGGTGTCACTGGAGCAGGATCACCTACTCCATCTGTGAAACTAAAAGTTGACCCAACAATTGTTACTAATATTTCTTACTACTTTGACCCTTCTAGAACTGGTTCTGATTCTCCTGTTGTGCCTGGTAGTTACCTCGATGTTGTAGACTCTCCATATAAGGGTAACTTTGTGATCTCCTCTGTTGCAGGTCAGACTATTACTCGTGGTGCTGATATTATCAAGTTCCCTCTTCTTAACGAACCAGAAGGTGCTGCTGATATCAACCAAGCAAGTTATGCAACTTCTTCCTTAAGAGCAGTTGGATCAATTAACGCTGTTCGTATTGTAAACCCAGGTGGTTTCTATACTAGATTACCTGTTGTTACTGGTATTCAATCAACTAGACAAATTGAAAGAATTCAAATTAATGATCCTGGAACTGAATATGCTGTTGGACAGTACACCAGTGTACCTATTGCAGGTGACGGTGAAGGTGGATTTGTTACTATTAATGTTGCTGACGGACAAGATGCTAATGGCGTAACTATCCCTGGTCAGATTCAACTAGTAACTGTTACATCTCCTGGTAAAGGATACACTACAGCAAGCATTGATATTGAGTCAGTGTCTGGTATCTTAGGATCTGGTTTGACTGGATCTGGTGCTGAAGTTGTAGTTGTTATCCCACCATTCGGTTCTGGTGCATCTATCTTCACTCAAGGATCTAGTGTTGGTAAGATTAAGAAACTTAAAAATAATAACTTTGGTTATGACTATCCTCATGACTATACATTACGTCCTGAGATTACATTCCCAATCAATGCTCAGTTAACATCTACAAGTATTCTCGATAGTATTACAGTTACCGATCCTGGTACTGGATATTCTCAAGCACCTGCTGTTGTCATCACTGGAGGTGGTGGTAGTGGTGCTATTGCAGAAGCAACAACTAAGAATGGTCGTCTTGATACTATTATTGTTAAAGATCCTGGTGCAGGATATTCTTCAACTCCTACTGTATCACTAAGATCTTCATTCAACTATGTTGTTAACCTTGACTTGGGACTCTTACAGTTCGCTTTCCCACATGGTATTACAAACGGATCTGCTGTCACACTGAATGTTGTTGACACTGGAGACGGTGTTGCTTATCCTCTATCTGCAGGTGCAACTGGTAGATTGAATGGAACTACTACTTACTATGCTATTGCAGGTTCTGCTAACTCTCTTGAAAATGATCAATTAAAACTTGCGATCACTTCTGCTAACGCTTCACTTGGTGATGCATTGGCATATGTCAACGCAGGTACAGGTCGTCAACAGGTTCTTACTGAATCATTTGGTGGTGCTGCTACAGCAAACGTTATTACATCTACTTTCTTAGAAGGAGAACTTGTATATCAGGGTGAATCTTTATCTACTTCAACTGCAACTGGATATGTTTCTACTAACGCAGGTTGGCAAGTTGGACCTAGAGTTCTTAAGATTGTTGACTATACTGGAGAGTTCTCTACTGGTCAAAGAATCACTGGTGTGATTTCTAAGTCTTCTGGTATCATGACTGATATCAAAGTTGCTAAAGGTGTTCTTGAGATTGGTTCTGTTACTAAAACTACAGGTCAGTTTATCGATGACGTTGGTAAACCATCTGAGATTATTCAGAAGATTCAAGATAGTTACTATTATCAAGACTTCTCATATGCTGTTAAGTCTGCTGTTTCTATTGGTGAATGGAAAGAGATTCTTATCAAGAACGTTCACCCCGCATCATTTAAAGTATTTGGTGAGTTAGATCTCAATGATTATGGATTTATTCCTAATAAAGAGACATTCTTCCAGTTAACTAAGTCTGTTGAACTTGCAAGAGATGCAATTGTTCCTAATATTCAAAACTTTGCTCTTGTTGAACCTGTTTACTCTGAGTTCAATAATACTGAAGTACTATTCAGACAAAAACGACTAACTTCTTCTGAGAACATTCTAACTTCTGTTGTACAGAGACTTGATGATATTTCTACTCAGTTTGATGGTCAAAAGATTTCCTTCCCTCTAACTGTTGATGGTAACAACGTTGTTGCGAATGCTAACCAGTTGATGATTGTTCTTAATGGTGTTGTTCAAACTCCAGGAACTGCATTTGAGATTCAAGGTGATTCAGTTGTCTTTGCAGAACCACCTCAACCTCCTGCAAGTGTTAAGTATGTAAACGTTTCTATCAATCAGATTGCAACTGTTGCTCTAACATTCAATAATATCAGTGGTATTTTCCCAACTGCAGGTATGACCGTAGTTGGCACATCGTCTCAGGCAAGATTGACTGTTACCACTGTTGTTGGTAATACTATCAATGGTTTCATCACTCAAGGAACATACACTATCGGTGAACTAGTAACTGTTGGTGCAACTGGTTTTGCTGCTAACGTTGCTACTGTAACTAGCATTTCTAATATCGGTCTGTTTGTCTTCGGTGAAAACATTACGAACCTTACAGGTGATACTGCAAAAGTTGAACAAATTAACCTCGCCAGCGGTGCAGAAACTCCACTTGCTCAGTTACGATACACCATCGGTGCAGCGACTACATCTATTGAGATGGTTGCATACAAGACAGATAATACTGGTACTGACTATCCAGTTACTCCAGGTGTGTTTGTTGCAGCAACCAACTATCAATTAGGATCTGAAATCTTCAGAGTAGATTCTGTTACTCAAAATAATGACTCAACAACTCTTGTTATAACCAGAGGTCAGAACGGAACTACACCAGTTTCTCATCAAGAAGATGCTCCTAGTTACAGTACTGACATTTCTATTACTAATGCACTTACATTAAGTAAGATTGCAGGTACTTATCAATCAACACCTGGATTATTCGATATTCAGTTAAATGATGTTATTATTGGTGCACAGTCTGGTGTTGTTGCTCGTGTTACCCAAACTTCAACCTATCAAGATCCTACAACTCAAGAGTTTATTGGTCAGGTTAACATTTCCGAAGGTTCTTCCTTCTTTGGATTACTATTCAACAGAATCACTTCTCAGACATATCCGAACGTCGTTCTTGATGATATCTCCAAGTCTCAGATTGGTATTGTTGATTTCACTGACAACAGTACTGCATTCGATAGTAGTTTCCCTGCTAATGAGCAAATAAACAACTATGTTATTCCTTATGATAACTTAACTGGCACATTCCAAGAGAATGAGTATATTCGTAACTATAAGATTGAATATGGTAATAACCAAGGTGAATTCCTTCCTACAGAATCTGCTAAGATCAGAAAACTTACTTTCACTGACAGAATCGGTTCTGGATTCTTCCAAGCAGGTCAAATTATTAGATCTAGAGATACTAAGGCAGAAGTTATTGGTGCAAACTCTGCACGTTCTACTATCTTCCTCGGTAAGGTTGGTAGATCACAGCGTGGCGGTTTAGATTATAATATTCCAACTTGGGAAGGTGAAGCACAGATTGATACTTCAACTAAGAAGTTTGGTACTGCATCTCTTCTTTTAGGTAGAGCAAATCATACTCACACATTTGTAAGTGGCGTTGCTAATGCCATCCAAGCATCAAACGGTGCTACTTCTACACATACTGCTGTAGCGGGTACGACTTATGATCCTGAGGCAGGAACATTAGTCATCAATATTGGAACCCATAGTTTGACCACAAGTAATAAAGTTACTATTGCTGACGGTGGTTTAACCTTTACTTGTACTGCTGATAGCAATACAACAAATCATCCATATCCAAGATCAACTGATCCTGCGTCTGGACAAGCATTAACAATCTCTGCGGTAACTTCCACAACGATTACTGTAGATGTTGGTGTTGCACAAGTTTCTTTAGATTACTTAAGTGTTGATTCTAGCAGTGATTTTGCATGGGGTACTGCAGGATATACTATTGAACTTTATATCAAGGCAGCAGCATCCTCTATCAGTGGTATTCATTCTATCCTTGACTTTAGAACAGCATCCACTGATGCTGCAGGTCATCTCTACTTAAATGCAGGACAAGTTCGTTACAACGTAAGTAACTCTGATATTGTAACTTCTGGTGCAACTACGATTGCTCAAGATACTTGGACTCATATCGCTGTTCAAAGAACTTCTACTACCGTTAAGATCTTCATCAATGGCGCAGAAGCAGGAACTGGAACTGATAGCACTAACTATGCTGCCAAACCATTCGTTCTTGGTGCATCTTATGCTCTTGGAAATGCATTCTATGGTCATATCGACGAACTTAGATTGAGTGCTACTACTCGCTATTCTACTATTCCGTTTACTCCTGTAAATGGTATTTTCCAAGGTGATACTAATACCAAGATTCTATGGCACTTTGATGGTGCTGATAAACAGGTATTCTTAGAAGACTGGTCTGGTACTCAAGATTTCACTATCAACGAATACATTAATAACGATGCAATCCGTGCAACTGCTAGATTGATCGGTGGTGTTCATAAATTTGTTTCTGCATCGAGTAATGCAGTATCTGTAACTGGATCAAGTAGTTTCACTCCAACTGCAGTTGATTATGATGCAATTACAGGTTCGATGGAAATTAATATCGGATCTCATAGTTATACAACATCTGATACTATCACGATTGCTGCAAACTCTTTAACCTTCACTTGCTCGAAAGATAATCATGCTACTCAGCATACTTATCCTCGTCTGACTGATCCTTCTTACGGTGCAACCCTTACTATCACTGCAGTTACAGGAACTACAATTACTGTCAACGTTGGTGTTGCGAGCAGAGGATTTAATAAAAAGACACACAGATATATCAATGCTTCTGATAACCTCATCTTAAATAAAGACTTCATTGCTCAAGAGGCAGTGTATATCATGAAGGCACGTTATCCATTCTTCACTGTTCTTGGTGGAGAAGTTAACTGTGAAGATGATGTTAAAGACATTGTAAGTGCAATGATTGAAGACTTTAGAAATGGATCTAACAGTCACATTTGGGATGCTGCTGCACTTTATGTTAATAGAACTACAAACCCAATCACTCTTCTACATGTTTCCGATGATCTAAAAGAATCTCTGTATGTATTGGAGACTGTTGGTAAACTACTTAAGTATGTTATCACTAACACTCCATGGGATGTTCAAGGTGATCATGGTTTCACTCAGAAGTTTGATACTACAATTACTGAGTCTGACTACCTTTCACAATCAGTAACTCAGTTTACTCCAACAGGGGCAACATATAATCCTGCTACTGGTGACATGGTTATCACCTCTAGTAGTCACAACTTAGTAAGTGATACTACTATCACAGCATCTAATGCAACTTATGATGCTACAACTGGTGTATTGGTCATCACTTCTAATGGTCATAACTTAGAAAATGGTGATAGTATTCAACTTGCTGATAATTCATTGACATTCACATGTACAATGGATGGCAATGCTACAAACCATACATATCCAAGACCAAACGATCCTGCTGCTCAAGGTTGGTTAGAAGTTTCTAATAAGACAACAAATACATTTGAAGTCAACGTTGGTAAGTCACCAATCGTCAACTATCAACCAACAACAGGAACAACTTATGATCCTGCAACTGGACTTCTTAAGATGTTCATTGGTGATCATAACTTAGCAGTTGGCACAAACATTAAGTTAACTACTGATTCGTTATCATTCACTTGTACAACTGATGGAAACACATCAGTTAAAACTTATCCTCGTGCTTCTGGTACAGGTGCTAACTCAGGAACTCCTGACCCTGCATATAATACATCTATAGCAATCGTTGCTGATGGTGTATCATCTACTGCTACAGGTGCATCCTACAATACTTCTAGCGGTGTTTTAGTCATCACTCAGAATGCTCATGGATTTGTTGTAGGAGACAAGATCAGAATTGTTGATAACTCACTATCCTTTACTTGTACTAAAGATGGTAATCATGAGACTAAGACTTATCCTCGTTCAACTGATCCTTTCTCTGGTAGATGGTTAAGAATTTCTGCTAAGACAGACAATACATTCACAGTTAATGTTGGTTCTTCTTCTGCTGCTGATCAATATGTTCATACATTCGTATCTGCTGCAGCAAACGGTATTATCAAAAGAGATAATTCTATTACTGTCAATGTTGGTACATCTTCAGACACTACAGCACACACCTTTGTTTCTGCAACTTCAAATGCAGTTGTTACTGGTGGTAGTTACACCCACTCCTTCGTATCTGCTACCACAAATGGTATAACTAAAGCAGGTGACGCAGTATTCCTTGCTGACGGTGCTATATCCTTTACTTGTTCTAAAGATGGAAACCAAAAAATTACCGCATACCCAAGATCTACTGATCCTGCTTCTAAGCAAGTCCTCAAGATCTCTGCCCACACCACGAATACGTTTACTGTCAACGTTGGTCCATCAAGTGCTGATGATCAATACACTCACACCTTCTCAAGTGCAGTAACTAATGGTATCACTAAGTCTGAGTACAGTCTTACTGATTGTGCTGATGTTATCACTACTGCTGATAATCTACTTGATATCATCACTGACACCCTAACATATGCTTCTGCTGCATCGCCTGTTGATTATCTTGCAACTGTAACTAAATCTCTACCTGCATACGAATTTGTTGGTGGTACAGTCAATTCCTTCTCAGAGATTCCATTTGTTGTTGATTATCATAATGGTACGACAGATCAAATCTACACTAATCAGATTGATGAAGATGCTCGTGGTAGATTCCGTGATGCTGCTAACTTAATTAGAGCAAATAGAAAGGTTATCGTTGATAAAGCAGCATTTGATATGCTTACAAGATATCCTGATCTTGCACTTTCTATGCCTAGAAATGCTAACGGTACATCTACTGATGGTACGTTACGTTGTAAGACTGACCTTGGATTGATCTTAGATGGTCTTGCTGATGATGTTTATGACGGTGGTAACTTAGAAACTATCACTGCTGCTAATTTCTATATCGGAAATAGTGGTGAGTTACAACATATCAGGTTACAAGTTTGGCAATCTGTTTATGCACACGAAAGACTTGGATTCTATGCCAAGCAAGCAGTTACTGGTGATCTAGATTATACTAACACTGATGGTATTATCGTTGGTGACTGGGGTATTACTAATGATGCAGGTGGATGTGCAAACGTCAAGACTGCGATTGATAATCTTGTAACTACAATCAATGATATTATTGCTCCTACTGGTGCTGACTTTGAGGTTGCTGCTGATAGACTTTACTTCAATAGAAACTTTATTGCAGAAGAAATTACTGGTCTCATCACTACTGAGTTTACATATCTTCTAAACGGTGTTCAGTATCAAGCATTCACATATCCTGATGGTGCTCTTGGTGAATCAAAATGTCAGAGAGACTTAAAACTCATTATTGAGAGTGCAATCTCTGATTTACAGACTGGTGGAAATAACTCTATTATCGATGCTATCGCTAAGTATCTAACTGCTGCTTTAACTCTTAATATCGTTGATGGGGTTGAGCAAGAGTTACTTGCAACTGTATATGGTATTGAGCAACTTTCTTCACTTGGTGAGAAAGCAATTGATAACTTACTCTATGCAAATGGTGAAGATACAGGTGGCACAGCAGGTGCATACAGTGCATTACATACTGATGATGCTGCAGTTCGTGATTCATTATCACTAAGTTCTGCGATAACTGTTAAGAATAGATGGAAAGAACTTATTGAACTTGCTATTAATATTCTTGCACCCGCTAAACAGATTGGTAGAAGTGCTGCAAAACATATCCTTTACAACCGTAACTACTTCTTACAAGAGATTCAAACACAAACTCTTGCTCAGTTTGGTGCAGGTTCATGGACTTATAATGATTTCGTCAACACTACTGTTAATGATATCGTTCATGATCTTATTACAACTGACACTAAGAAGAAAACAACTGCATATAATATTACAATTCAGAGTGTAAGTTCAACAGCATTCCAAGTTGGTGAAGTTGTAAGATCTAACATTGGCGGTTATGCAACTGTCCTTGAATATGATTCTGACACTAACTTCTTCGTTGTTGGTCCTTTCACAGGCACTGCATGGGTTGCAACTAATACACTGACAGGTAAGACATCTGGTGCAACTGCTACTATCTCTAGTGGTGGAGTTGGTAGTTCTTATGACTGGTACACTGAAGTTGCTAACGTTAGAACTCTTGCAAGCGCAAGACTTATTACTTCTAACATCTCTGGTCAGATCGCAGGTACAAACCTCTGGACTAACCCTGAGGCATATGGAATCAACTGGACTCCTACAACTAATGTAACAATTACTGATAATCAAGGTCTTGCTCCTGATGATACTCAAACTGCAGAAGATGTTACTCCTAATAGTGGTCAAAACGGACAGCATGAAATTAACAGAGATTATAACTTAACAGCATTTGAAACCTTTGACTCTGGCACAGTTACTTTCGATACTACTAACGAATCGTTTGATACTGGTTCTCCTGGAACTTCTGCAACACAGCAGTTTACCTTCTCTGGATTCGTTAAAGAATCTGGTTCACAATCAATCAGATTCCAACTACAACTTGATCCAGGTGGTGCAGGTGAACAGAATGCATTCTTCGATCTTAACCTTACAAATGGTACAACTGGAACAGTATTTACTCCTCAGGGTGGTATTACTGCCGATGCATTCGGTGCTATCCCTCTTGGAAATGGTTGGTACAGATGTTACATCACATGTACATTCTCCTTCGGTTTCAATACTCTAAGATCTAAGTTTATCATCAAGAGTGGCAGTGGTGCTACTGTTTGGACTGGCGATGCTTCAACTGGTATTCTTGTTTGGGGTGCAAAACTTACTAAGGGTGCACTTGATCCTTATCAAGCACAAAGTGGTAAAACATTCTTCTCTGATACTGAGTTTAATACTAAAAACTACATTCTTGAATTGCTACAGCAATACATGATTGCTACTCTTGATAATAGTTTGACATCTCCCTCTACTTCTGCAGGATTCTATTCCTTCTACAGTTCTACTGATGCTGCAAACTATACTAAGGCATCTGTTTCTGCGATGCTCAGAACTAACCTTAGAATCATCACTAATCAGTTAAGTAACGATACTTCTTACATCGGTATTACAACTTATAATGGAATCGCTATTCCTACAAAAGCATACGGAAATGCAGTTGTTCCTGTTGGTGTCAACGGTGGACTCAATCCTGCTGACTTTGTATACGGTTTACTTAGCAACGCATATTGTGAAGTTGAATCTGTCACTCTCAACGAGGGTCTAGTTGCACAGGTCTACTCCAGATTTAGAATTGATGGTGATATCACTGATGGTCCTTTCACTATGAATGAAGTTGTTGCCAAGCAAGGTGCACCTTCGATCACGGGTGTTGTTTACGGGTTCCATGAGGATGCTAACTTCAAGTATCTTGATGTTAAGATTACAGCAGGTCCTTGGGCAATTACAGATAACGTTGTTGGTGCAACTAACTCTACAACTGCTCAAATCAGTGCTATTGAAACTCGTGTTCATATCATTAATCTGAAGGGTGACTTTGTTGCTGACATTCCATTCAAAGGTTATACCTCTGGTGCTACTGCACAACCTACTTCATTCTTGAAGACAGAAGCAGCAATTACTGATAATACTGGTGGTAAGTTGACTGTTGATACTGCATCTCTCTTAGGTAACTTTGAGACAACTGCAGTTGTTTATCCTTCATCTTCCAGACAGTATATTACGGTTTCTAAGTACGCAGGTCTGGACATCGGTGTTGGTGACAGAATCGCATCTGTCGGATACAAGAGATTTGGTATTAATATTATCAGTGGACTTAATAACTTCACTGTTGGTAACAGACTTTATAAGGTTGTATCTGGTGTTCAAGATTCTGCCACATACGGTATCATTACTGATGTAGACATTGCAAATAACTACGTCTACATGGTTGAGTATCAAGGAACATTTACTCAGGGTGATCAGATTGGTGATTACGGGTTAGCAGCAACATTCCCCGTGGGATATGCTTCTATCGCAACTATCGTTACAACTGCAGGTGCAGGTGCTGCTCTCGTACAGGATGTACGTCCAGACGGTGTTAACAAGCGTCTGTATCTAAGTGATGTCGCAGGAACATTCGGTGTTAGAGATGCTATCAAGGGACCTGATTCATATGGTTCTGTCATCGTCACTCAAGTTGATCTTAAGGCAAGAGTCAAGAGATCCTTCAAGGGATTTGATGGTACACAGACTACATTCAATCTGTCACAGAACAATGGTACCTCATACCTCCCAGATCCTGCAGGACATCTCCTAGTCTTCGTTAATGGTATCTTACAACCCCCAGGTGCTACAAACGCATACACAGCGTTCTCTAACCAGATTCAGTTTACTGAAGCACCTGATCTTGGAGCATCCTTCACTGGATTCTACATTGGTAAACTTAGACAGTTGGATGACATCTCATTCGAGTTTGACTCATTGAGACAGTCCTTCAACCTTAAGCGTAATGACGTGTTCTACTCCTTGACACTGACTGATGGTGTTCAGTCTAGTGTGATCAGACCTGAGAACAACATCATCTGTTCGCTCAACGGTGTGATCCAAGAACCTGGAGTTGGTTTTGAGATTGTTGGTTCTAGAATCATCTTCTCTGAGATTCCTAGATTCGGATCTACTTTCGTCGCATTCTCTTACGTTGGTTCTGAGGCAGACGTTGATGCTGCTGAAGTTGTACCACCGATTGAACCTGGTGACTTTATTGACATTCAGGGTGAGACTTCAGATAGAGAAGTTGCTGTTATTGAATCATCAAACTCTCTAATCACATTTGATTATCTTGGATCTGTATTCGGTCAGAACGCATCTGCAACTGCGCTCTTGACATCTGGATTCATTGACACAGTTCAAGTCACTGGTGGAGGTTCTGGATATACTTCTAGACCTACCGTAAGAATCGACTCCATCTCTGGATTCGAGGGAAACATTCGTGCCTTGGTTGGTGTTGCAGGTGTTGAACTCAGTGCAACTGGTTCTGGATATCAAAATCCAGGCATCAGCGTTGACACTGTTGTTCCTGATGATTATGTTGCTCCTGACCTTTCAACTTACGGTGAAGAGTTAGTAGACCCCGAAACCCCATAAATAACTAAAAATCGTAGCGAGTAATGGCTAAGCAAACTCTTGGTCTTGGCACATCGGCAAATGACAACACAGGGGATACCCTGCGAGTCGGTGGCGATAAAGTCAATGACAACTTCAATGAAATCTATGCAGCGTTAGGTAATGGTACGACACTTACTGTCGATACCACTAACCCTGCTGTAGGACAAGTATTAAGATATAACGGTGCCACATTTTTGCCATCGGATTACACCAACCTGACTGCAGCGTTGGATGTAAATGGTAATAGTATCATCTCCTCTTCAAACGGTAATATCCCAATCGCTACGAACGGAACTGGCGATATTACTCTTGCTGCAGGTGGTATTACTTCTACTTTCGATGGTGCTACTGGCACGGTTGATTTCCCAACTTCAATTTCTTATAAGAACGAATATAACGCATTAGGTAGTGCTCCCGCTGCAGCAACCTATACTGGTTATTATTTCACGGTTAATGGTGATGATAACCCATATGTAAACATTAATATTACTGCAGGTGGTGTTGGAGATACAAGAGCAAAGTTACTTACTGAATATTCTAGTGTTAACTTATTAACCGATATTGATACAACCACCACACCTCCTACTAATGGTCAGGTTCTTAAGTGGAATACTGCTAATTCTAAATGGTTACCTGGAGATGACTCTGCAGGTATTGGTAGTATTAACGTGTTCGCTTCTGTTGCAGGTGATACAGGATCAACAACAGCAAATAGTCAAACAGATACATTAACTATTGCAGGTGGTAGTAACATTACTACTGCAGTCGTCGGAGACACTGTAACAGTGAACTTCTCTGGAACTTTAACAACAACACTTGCTGCTCTGACTGATACTAATACATCAGGTCTAACTCAAGGTGATATGTTGTACTGGTCTGGATCTGAATGGATTCCAACTCCTACATCTGGTCCTATTATCTGGTATGAGGTGGGTGCACCAGTTGAGAACTCAAGTACTGACTTCCTAATCAACGGACCTGGACTTCCTGCAGGAGAAAACCGTGACCCAACGCTATATCTGCATAGAGGATTTACTTATGCATTTGATAATAGCGTTGAAGGTGGAGGACACCCATTTAGGATTCAATCCACACAGGGTTTATCAGGAACACCATATACAACAGGACAGACTGGTAGTATAACTGCAGTATTATATTGGACAGTACCATTTGATGCTCCATCAACTCTTTATTATCAGTGTACACTCCATGCTGCAATGCAAGGAACCATTAACATCGTATCATAATAAATGGCAAGAACTGTCCCAGGAACAGGTGCATCGATCGAACCTATCTTTGATGAGGTGTTCGGTGTTCGTGCTGTAAAAGTTTTAAACGGAGGATCAGGTTATGATCCTGCGGATCCCCCTCGCCTAACAATTACAGGTTGTGGTACACCAACTGTAGCAGCATTATTATATCCGATCATCGGTTCTGGTGGACAAATTATTCATGTCAGAGTTTTAGAAAGAGGAAGTGGATATGATCCTTTACGTTTGCAGATCATTCCAGAACAAGAAACACCAAACGTAGTAGATTCATTTGATTTCAATAGAATATGGCAACGTCATCCTAACTCATTAACACAGGGAACTTTTGCATTAACTGGTACTACAAAAACTGATAGATTAACTATCGTATCAGATAATCATCCAAAACCTTCACAGGTTTATGTAAATGAAAGACAACCTGGAGGTTCTACTGATGTTGTAGATAGAAACTTTAATCAACAGTTTGTATTTCGTGGTGGTAAAGACGTTCCAAATCCAGGAACTAGAGAATTTCAAGAAAATAAAGCAGTTGGTATATTAGCAAATGGTGGTCTATTACATACTGCCGATTGGGGTGTAGCAGGTAATGCATTTACAAACTTCCCCATTGATGTAATTAAATATGATTATGTAAAAAATACTACTGCATATGATACTATCAATGATAGTGGAGTTCATTATTACCATACCAGTAAAACTGTAGATGAGTTTAAAATTGGAAAAGGTGTATTTGAATGGGGTTTATTAAGAGTATTCATTTGGAATGTTAAGGTAGAATTTGATAATGTAATGCTACCTATAGATCAGATTGATGAGACTCTTGGTTCTATTGAAGTTGGTAGAATTGTTGATGATATTGCGGGAACTGGGCGTGGAGAGATTGCAAAGATTGTTAGAAATAATTTAGGAGTTATAACAAGAATTTATCTAAGACTTCTTACTGGTGATAGTTTTGCTAATGGTGATCTTTGCCTAGGTTCTAACGGGTTTAAGTTTAGAGTATCTGCAGATCCTATTACTTTCACCAATGGTCTGTTTTATATTGACTTTGGTACTCATGCAAGTGAGTTTGGTGCTTTTACATCAGGTCAGTACTACCTTGCTCCAGAAGATATTAAAGTTCATCAGAATAATCTGATTATATGGAATCAGTCAGATAGTTCAAATAGTCAAGGTAATGCACCACATTCTATGCAGTTCTCTACAACTGCAGATGGAACTTTAAATGGTGGTACATTATATTACACAAGCACAGGATCATCAGGAAACGTTGTTGCAGATTACGAAAATAGCTTGCAACCATGGTTCATCATGAATGGTGATGAGACGCAGAAAATATATTACTATTGTGCTAATCACAGATATATGTCTGGGTATGCAGGTGACGAAGGTTATATACAACTTGATACTGCAGTACAAACTGGGACAGCAGGAGTTACTCCCAACACATATTATATCAACGGTTATTATGGAAGTGGAGCAACGTTAGATTACTCAAGATATGCAGATGGTCACTCTAGAATCCTTGGTATGTCCTTTGATGGATACCCGATCTATGGACCATGGGGATATAATTCTTCTGGTGCAGTAGCAAGGGAAACTTCTAGTTTCCGTTTAAGGAATACAGCAGAACTTCAAGGTGCTAGACCTATTGTAAACACTGCAAGCACTGTGACTTATGCAGTTACTGTTGCTAACGGTGAGTTTGCATTTGATGGATCATCACCAGAATTTCTGAATCTGTATAGAGGAAAAACTTACATTTTTAATCAAGATGACTCGACAAATGACGACTCAAACCATATCCTATTCTCTACTCAGACGGATGGTTGGCACAGTAGCAATCCTGCTGTTATTGGTGATACTTCAGTTCTCTATTCTGGCAATGGTATCTCGTACTGGATTAATGGAGCGAGCGTTACATACGCACAATACCTCAGTGGTTTCAACCTTGCTACTACTAGAGAGATACGATTTACAGTTCCAGTAGATGCACCTACAGTATTATACTTATTTGGTTACCTCAGATCTGGATATGGAGTCAGACTAGTTAACGATGGTTATATTTTAGGAGATCTTACATCAGATTATATTTACGATTCTAGTGTAGGAACCTTAGATGCATACAATGGTAAGTTTGGAGTAACGCCAGAGTATCCTAATGGAACTTATGCTTACTTCATGACTGAAGATGGTAGTGGTAATCCTGTGTATCCATATGCTATCGGTCCACAGTATTATGGTGCTCCTATATTTGAAGGTGATACCGTTCCTGCACAACCATCAGTATTCCCATCAATAGCAAGTGGTGATGTTGTACTTGCAAGCAACGGTTCTGTTGCTTATGTCAAGATGACTAGAAAAGGTGATAACTTCTTTGGTCCTGCTAAAGCAAAAATTCTTGGTGGTGAAGGATCTGGTGCAGTAGGTACTCCTACTGTTCAAACTGTTACTGGTCTATCTCTACTCAATCAAGGTAGAAGTTATGCATCTCCTCCAACGCTCATCTTTGAAGGTGGTGGTGGACAAGGTGCACAAGGTGCTGCTGCGATTGATACCTTAGGTAAAGTTACAGGTGTCAATATTGTTGATCCAGGTGAGTTCTATCAAGAAGAACCTTATGTTCTCATTTCTGGTGGTGGAGGTATTGGTGCAAAAGCAGAGGCAACTATATCACAGGGTGCTATTACAGGTATTAATATTACCGACCCAGGTGAAGGATATACTTCTGTACCAAATATTATCTTCACTAAACTTGTAAATCTTAAACG